GAATACTCACTAGCAACATCAGGCTTGATAGCATCACTCCAAGACTCGCCTGAAACGGAGAGTTTTGGGGAACACGAAAAAGTAACTTTAATTCTGTCATTGTTGTTGAGATAATTGTAGAAGTCGTCGTGTAACTGTTGTGTAGTGTTTGTTTCAATTGTGACATTTTTTAAATCCTGCATGCGTGGATGTTCAAATAGTTCTACGTATAGTCGTTGCCACGCTAACAACGGCTCACCACCAGTTAAGATCAAATGTACATCTTGTCCATTATCCATAGTCCATTTACCCTCAGGGGTAAGTGAAAGTAAATGTTCTACTACTTCATCAATAGTAGCCAATTTGTTAAAGTCTTTGAACTCTGGATAGATACTAGCATATGTATCACAACCTGTGTGTACAATAGGCAAGTCTTCAAACTTTTCAGTCTTTTCTACAATTCCGTCATCTAACAATGCTTTTACTTCTGCATTGTAGCGATTACCGTCTGCGTGTTGTTTCCAGCGATCACCTACGCTTTTATCAACACCAAAATTCATACAACGGAAGTTGCAACCGAATGTACGTAGGAATACACTGGGCACTCCTACGTATTTACCTTCACCTTGTACTGAATAAAATGCTTCACTATATCTAAGTTTCATTATCTTCTTTCTTTTTTATCTGCCATGCACCAGGAGTTATTTCTTCCCATATTAGTGTATCGCCATCATCCCAACCAACTTGGTTGAGCATTTCTGGAGGCAGTTCAACATACAATTCTTTGTCTTTACCGTTTTCTTGTACAGTAACGACCCAATTATTATCTCTTAGTTTACGATATGGTTCTTTATTTGTCAACTGCTTCTTCCTCTGCACGAGCACGTTTATCAGCTAGCTCATCATCATAGTATTCCCACATTTCATCCCACATATCTTTATCTGTTTCTTCATTAATATGTGGATCTTCCCAACGTTTGTTAAACCATGCTACATGTGCATAATAACCTTTGCCACGACTGTCTACAAAATCATAGTCACAATCGTATTCTACTTTGTTATACCACAAACGTTCAATCATTTCCCCATGGTCAGTCTCTACCGTGCTAACTGCAACTAAGTCTGGATTAAACTCTTCTCCATCCTCTAGTTCAATACACCAACCGCCAAAGTCACCTTTTTCTGCACTATAAAAGACAAGTACTGGCACACTGTCATCTTGATCAGGTTCTTCGTTTTGGTATTCTTCTTGTGTGTAACATTCACGTGAATACAATTGATGTGGTTCAAAATCAATTCGTGTATCCCAATCATAATCAGGATATTCGCCACTTTCATCAAAATCAAATGCCATGAGTTCAGTACCGTTACCACTGGTATCATGATGGATCTCATCACATTCATACCAGTTATTCCAGTGCTCGCCGTCAGCATAAATTGCTGGGCTATCTGGATCAAATCCTTCTTCTTCCTCTGGCGTACCATCCCAGGATTCTAATGCCATTAGATGCTGAATTAGACGATCATCGCCTTCTTCTTTTACAATAGGCTGCCAGTATTCTACAAACTCTTTTGTAACTTCGCCAATTGTCATTTCTCCGCCATAGTTACTAGCACGGATCCAAATTTTCTTACCCATTTTCTTTCTCCCAATGGACATCTTCTACATAGTTAATTAAGTTGCTAAATCCAATTTGCATAGGACTATATTCATTTAGTTCATCTCTAAATGCTTCGATTTCTTCTAGTTGTTCTGGTGTAAGTTCATCTACTTCTTCAATACCGTAGTGTTCACACACATATTCATATACACTGTCAGTAACATCACGTTCGATGTTTTCTTCCCATTTGTGTATTCTATTCCATTCAAAACTCATTTGTCTGGTCCTTCACAGTATGCTACTTCGCTTTCAGTAAATGAAGTTTCTAAAACTGCTTGTTCAATATGACAACTCATAGCAGTTTCAAAAGTTTCATAACGAGTGTATTTAGGTTCTGCGCTTTCAATAACGCTACTAATAATCCAAAGTGTCCACATTACGGATTCTCCTTGATCCAAACACATTCTGAAATATCTTCTGGTGTCGTGTACATACGCTTACATTGTTCGTATGGGTTCAGTGTATCAGCAAGTTCAAACCCTGCTAAAAACGAACCCAACATTAAAAACACCATTACAACAGTAATCTTCATCCTTGCTGTGCCTTATGCTGTGCAATACTTGCTGCTTTTGCGAGCTCACTAAAACGATCTGCAATCATACGCATTTCACTTTCTGTTAAATTAGCAGCACCAAACTGCCCAACTGTGCGAGCAATATCGTGCAGTTTAATTACCATTTCACCATCAGTCATTTTTTGTCCTTTCTGATACTCGCCTACGCAAGTCACTACTTGAAAAGCGGTGTTCACGTTTATTAAAATACAGCTGGATACCCCGCTTTTTGCAAATATCCTTGCCCGTAAAATCCTTTTGTTTGTACTCTTCGCCCATGATTTTAACATCAATATGGTACATTGTCAAGATGTCTTCTAAATCTTTTTCAGTACAATAAGGTACAATTTCATCTACATAACTTAATCCTTTAAGTTGGGTATAGCGTTCTACAATAGATTGAATAGGACTATTTTTACTAGCCCTATCAACACTTGGATCTAACTGTAACCCAACTAAAAGATAATCACACTGGTCTCTTGCTTCACGTAGCATTTGTACGTGTCCTGCATGTAGCAAATCAAATGCACCAGCAGTGAACCCTACTATCATTTAATCACCTATAAACTTAATATTTGTAGCATTTAATAAATCTAGTAATTTACGTCTTGCTTGATCTTTTGTAGCGGCTGGTACCCATGCTTTCCCATATCCTAAAAGATCTTCTGCATCACGTTCTAGTTCTAATTGAATATTACAATCAGTTGTTTTGTGCATACGTATTTGCATAGGAGTATTAAACTCTATAACATAAATTTGATCTTTTAGGATAAAAGGAATAACATTATCATTCATAAGGATATACCAACCATACGTTATCTTCAGCTTTATTAACTTCGTCCCAGTGATAAGCTACTTCACCGAACTCACTAGATAGATTTTCAGTCATTACAGCAAATCTGACATTATTGCCCCATACAGTATCCCAATTTGGATTATCTGGCAAGCATCCACTTTGCCAATCTTGTTTGATCCAGGCAAATGTAGCACCAGTGTCGTTGATGTCATCTACAATGAGAATGTTTTTCTTAACATCTGGGTGACTTTCTAGACTATTCCAAACGTTGTCTCTATCCGGAACACTGACATATCCAAATGCATCTTCAGCCATCCACAGATTACTTTCACATCCGTCTTCACCATCAGATAAATCACGCAATTTAACTTTTAATGTTTCCATACGGATACCAGTCTTGTGACTTAACAGTACTGCTAGTGGCAGGCCGCCACGTGTTAACCCTACAATATAATCAGGACGCCAATTGTCCTTATACATTTGCATTGCAATGCTGTTAGCGGCTGTTTCCACATCAGCCCAGGTATAAAACTTTTTAGGTATATTCATGTTGTCCTCTTAAAATGGAATTTCATCATCAAAGTCTTGTTCAAAATACAATCCTTCTCCAAGTAACTGTGGTACACGCTCGTTCATTAACTTTTCAGAAACCAATACCTCAGTTATAATACGTTGCAAGTCTGGATATTTCTTACACAAATATCCTCCACGATCTAACTTTAACAGCCAACCATACTCGCTGTCAAGCATTTCTTTTTCATCTTCTTGGCGCATTTTCCAAACCATCCAATCATAATACCTTTGCGGCTCAGCGTGATCTCTCATCTTTAACTCCTGGCAAGGAAAGGGCCCGAAGGCCCTATCCTTTTTTATTGTTCTCGTAATTTACCACTAATCAGTTTAAGTAGTATGCCATATGCTGGCAAGAACAAAACAAGTCCAACTACAATTTTAAGTACGACTTGCGAACCTGCAATTTCCATCCAGTTAGCAGCCATATACTCGTCTGCACTATTATTAAACGCTACAGCAAAGAATGTATACGTGTCAATAATGTTGGCAACAACTGTTGACAATGCTGGTGCAAGCCACCATGCACGGTAGCGTTCACGTAGGTATTGGAATACATATACATCAAGCATTGTGCCTACAGCATAAGCAGTTGCTGATGCAAATCCAATACGTAGTGCTACACTTTCAGGAGCACCTTCTGCAAGTACTACAGCAATAGATCCAATAATTGCAAACGGATATGCTGCCGCAATTGTCGCTCGTGCAATACCTTTACCTAGCATACGAACAGTTAAGTCAGTTGCTAGGACAACGATTGGGAACGTAAACGCCGCCCAAGTAAGTTTAACACCTGCAATTTCTACTGGAATTGCCACAAGTGCATTACTGATTACGATTACTACAACATGCAACAGTGCAAGTTTTAGCATCATACTTTTATCAATGTCTTTAAACATATTTTCCTCTTTCTAGTTAACGTGGTGCGAATTCTTGTTGTAGTTTAATGTTATCAAAGAATTCTTTTTTGCATCCTGGATCAGTATGGAAACTACCTTCCAGCACAGTTGTTTGTGTTAAACTACTGTGAGCCATAATGCCTCGATTCTCACAACAACCATGTGTTGCTTGAATATAAACAGCAACATTTTCACTTCCTGTTGCTGCCATTATTTCACGAGCAATATCATTTGCAAGTTCTTCTTGCAGCGTACCACGGCGAGCGCACCACTGTGCTATACGTGTATACTTGGATAAGCCGATCAATTTCTCTGCCGCAATAATACCAATATATGCGACACCAGTAACTGGTTGATGATGATGTGAACACACACTTTTGAGTTCACTACGTACAACCAGCATGCCTTTGTATCCTTCTTCTACATGATTAGGAAAGGCAGTTGCATTAGGCTTGGGATCATATCGCCCAGCCATAAGTTCGTTAATATACATTTTTGCCAAACGGCGACCTGTGTCCATGCTGTTTGGATCTGTATGTCGATCAATAACTAAACTGTCAAGTACAGCTTCAAATTTAGGCGTAAGTTCTTCAATAAGACCTTCTTTATCGCCTTTTTGCATTATTTCACTGATGTTATCACCAGCCCAATAACGTATTCCAGCGTCTTCAAGACGTTGTTTTAAAATTTCGGAAGTATTTCTCATGCACTAAGTTCCCTTTTCTTCAAAATATTGTTAATCATAACATTGCTATTTAGATATTTGTCTATCAAAATACGCTGTTGTTGTTTTATTAATACTGCATACTTTTCTGGATTGTCGATACGTTCATTAATAAACTGTGTTAAGTTTTCACGATTTTCCTGATATGCTTCATAACTTTCAGTCCAAGCACTGGGATACTTAAACTCTGGCAAATACATTTCACGATAGCTAGCACGATCTGGAACAATAGGAATGGCTCCTGTTAGTACAGCTTCCATAACACTAATGCCCAAGTTTTCATGTAGTGCGCAACTAAAGATTGCAACACTGCTAGCCAGTGTTTCATAGTATTCTTGTTTGTTTAAATTCATATTCTGTGTAATTACCATATCATAATCTTCTGCCAAGTCTTCAGCAATTTCAGGCTGTTTATCAGCATTATAACGATGTGGCCACATAATACGCTTTTGTTTTTCTACAACTTGCAGTTCACGTAAGCCGTCAACAATAAGCTCATGTGGTTGTCCACTGCGTACAGCTTTTGTGCTATACCCTTGTGGAATTTGCAAATTACGTAAAAACATTGTTTTATGAAATTCAGTTGCATAGTAGTTGTAATCACTACTATAGAACCAACTCTTTTCAGCCTCCCAGGGCCATGGCTTTTGCATCTTGTATCCCAATATGTCACTGGGATCATAAGCACCTGCATGCCAGATACTGTGTATTTCTACTGGAGTATCCAACAAATCACTCATGTATTTAATTGGTGTAATAATAAAGTTCCAAGCATCAGTTACTAAAAATTTGTCACCTGCCTTTACTTTTCCTTGACTGAACAAGCGACTTACTTCAGCCGCTTGTGTTGCTTTATATACATTAGTAGCACCAAAATCTAAAAACGCACCCGCAGTGCGATTGTCTGGTTTAAAGTCTTCACCATCAATTGTTACAACTTTATAATCCAAATCACGTTCAGCAATCTTGCGTTCAAGCATTACTGGAATATTGTCATACCATTGTTTTGTATAACGCTGGTCAATTGGCTCAATTGGAATAATCCAAATCGTATTCATTCTTTTCTTCTTCCGTCATACCATAATAAGGATCTACACCGTGTCTCTCAATATCTTCTTCGATACAGTTAGTTCCATATTGTATTTCTACTACTCTTACTTCTTTTTCAGTATTATTGCATAATTGATGCCAAGTGTCAACTGGAATCTCCAGTGTATCGTGTTTATGTAATTCTACTGTTCTTGGGGTTTCTGGATCATCCAAGTTAACAGTTGCAACCCCATAACTTACGTGCCAGTGTTCGCTACGTTCTGCATGTTTTTGCATACTGAGTTTTGCGCCTGGATTGACTGTTAATTCTTTAACTTTAACTTGTGGCCCATCACTGTGTAGGTTACGATAATATCCCCAAACACGCTCTGTTTTAGGAGATTTCCATTCTTGAAGAATCCAGCTACTACTATTCTTCTTGTCTTCGCCCCCTACACCAAATTCAAACGTTAGCCGTTCGTCTTGAATACGCATTTCAGGGATATTATCGTTAGTGCGATCACCACCATTAGCAAAAATGATGTCGCTATAACTGTACATATCTAGAACCTGTTGGATTGCATCACATGCACTGCCATCAGTGTCATCAAACTTAATGACACGATCTACACTTTTAATGTTTTCTACAATTTTTGACCTTTCTTCCCAGGGCATAAACTCTTGCCCCTTTTTCCGCTTTAGCCAATCATCGCTGTTAACACCAACAACAAGCATGTCACCAAGACGTCTTGCTGCATCAAAATATGCAATGTGTCCACTATGTAGTGGATCAAATCCACCAGTTACTAGAACAATACGGTTCATTATACCTCCAGTGCTTCTAAAAACTCTTCTGCTGCTTCTTCTTGTTCAGCAGTCATTTCATCAAAGTCATCCAATAGTTTATCTTGTACTGCAAACAGATCATTAAAACTGTTTGTAGATGTTGCCAAACTCTTTTGGCCATTAAAGTTAGCAAGCATAGGTGCTGCTTCTTCCAGTAGTGTCATAGGAGTTTCACTTTTAAACAGTTCTTCAATAAAGTTAACCATGTAAATGATATTACGTGGAACATATGGATCAAACTGTCGTTGCTTTTCCTGTTTAGGAGTCAGCTTCTCCCAGTGCTTGTGATTCGTATCAATAGTTGCTGCACAGATATCAGTTAGTGCATTAGCACGTTGTACACTTTCAATATGCTGATACACATTGTGTGACATTAGCAAGAAATAGCTGAAACTATCCCAACTAGTTTTACCTTCTTTACCTACCTTGTTAAGCATACCTGGTGCATAGTGACAAATATCTCCAAGTGTCATACGCTCACCAATTGGCGATCCCCAGGGAAACGGACGTTTACTGCCACTTAAACGTTTGTCGTCCATTGCTTTTTCCATAACATACATAAATCTATCGTTCTTATGAATATGTTGTGTATACAATGTACCGTTTGCTGTAGCCAAGAACGGCGAAGCACAGTCAAACATAACTTCAATATCACTGTTAACATGCTCACGCAGTGCACGTTTGATTGCAGTATATGCTGCTGCCCACTCCAGTCTACTAATACCCAAGTAGTGGAGTACATCACGCTTACCACGCTCTAGTTGCTTGTCATCACGCATCTTAATAAGTGTACGCAATACAATGTTGATATCATTTTTAGCACTACCACCAAAAGCAAACCCTTCCAAGTCATGCTTTTTCATAGTTTCATACCAGTGTTCTGCTTCAGCCCAGTTACGGCCCTGCATAACATTTAGATACTTTGTCTGATACTTACGATTACGTTTAAACCACTCTACGTTAAAGTCTGTAAACTCCAAACACTGATTAAAACTTGTAATACCAGTGCGCTCAGTAAATGTAGGATCTGCTGCTAGTGTTGGAATATCCAGGATCATACTGTAGTCACCTGTATGTTCCAACCAGTTCAGGATCTTCTGACGTAGTGTGTCATCAGTTTTAAAGTTAGCCCAGTCACACTGGATAACGCCTTTAATAATCTGGAAACCACCACTATCACATAACATAAAACTGTTATTGCGATCACGGCCCTGTACCATTGCATCATCTACATTGGCTTTATCCAAGTTAAGTTGTGCGTGTCCTGCTGAATACAGCCCCCACTTATAACTATAATAAGCGTCTGGATTAAGGAAGTTACAACCTTCAATACCTTGTTCAAATCCATCAGGAATACGATCAGCGGGCACTGCATTAGGATTGGCCCGCTGTTTTGCAATATAGTTGTTGTAGAACGTACTAATACTAGGCAGGAATACTGCATAGTCTTCATTACGTTCTGTTAAATTAATTTTAGTAGCTGTCATATTTCTTCCTTAAACTGTTAGTGCTGGAAGAATGTAATCATATTTGCCAATTCCACTATCAACACTAATCTGCAATGCACCACGCTTTGAGATCTGCATTACACAACTGCCACTCATTCCTAGTTTTAGAATGCCCAAAACTTGTGCTAGTGGCCAAGCATAGCCTTCAGTAAGCTCGCCATTTACATTTTTAGCAAATGTACGCTTACCAGTAAAACTACCATCATCTGCACCTACTGTGATAACCAAATCACCGTTTTCAGTGCGTACTGTAAAGTTAGGCGCAACACCACTATAAATGCTTGCAACTTGTGTGAGTTCAGCAACTTTAGACTTTGTAGGTTCAAAAGTTACGTCCCATTCAACACCTTTAAATGTTACAGTTTGTAGTGTTTGATCAATGATCTCTTTGCTCATAAAGCGATAGCGGTCATTGTTACCAGATGCATCTTTAAACAACAAGTGATCTGGGGATTCAGTACCATTACGCTCACGCTTTACAACTTCTACAGTTGCATCATCACCAGCATAGTTTGGCAGTTTACTAACACCACTTAGGAACCCCAAGTTACCCAAACCAAATTCGCCTGTAAAGTCAGGCTCAACATTGTGTAGTTTTGCTTTAAGGATAACTGTACGATCTGGATCCATAGCATCCAGTGTTGTGTCTGTTGATGTACCAGTTACCTTTACATTTTCAATAAAGCCAAGACCTGCTGTGTGCTTGACGATATCTGCAATAATGTCTTTCATTAGACTCTCCTATAAGTTATTGATTTTATTATATGATGATATTTAGACCAAGTCAAGAAAACATTGATAAAATAGGTCATTTTTTGATATTTTTCATATAAAAAAGACGTCCCCTGAAGAGAGAACGCCAAGTTGATTTATTAAATCCAGGGGTACTGAAATGTACCAACGTGGATTTTAAGTTTTTTAGGGCTACGCTCAGCACTAAACTTAACTGAAACATCATATGTAATTGCGCTGTCGCGGTCACTACTATGAATTTCATAATCCTTGATGTATCCGCCACGACGCAAGTCTGACAGATATGCATTAAATAATTTGTAAACTGGTCCGCTTTGTGACTTTTCTAATAAACCATCCCACGGAGCAATAATTTTCAGCAAATCATATTTTACATCATTAATGTTGATAAAATTATTACGAGCCATCTTATGCCTCAAAATTGATTGTTGCGCCATTCTCGCCATCCTCACTGACAGTGATAGTTACTTCACGGCCTGGATAACGAGCACTAATTTGTTCATACAAATCATCTGCAATCATTTCACAGGATTTGTAATCAAGTTGTATAATACCATCACCATACAACGACTCTAACCAGCGTTTAAACTGGATAAATTCAATGTCACGATCGTCATGAAATACTTCAATCTCGACTTTGAAATGAAACATATGTCTGTGTGGGTAACCAAGGAAACTCACATCATACATATCGCCAGTAGCAAGTTTAGGATCTTCTAGTGCTGCTGGATATTTGTGGATGCCTTCTTTCTGAAAGGTAACCCAAATTTTACTTTTCTTCTTCATCTGTTTCTTCTTCAGTTGACACTACACGTAGATTTTTTTCAAGACGCTGCATTGTCTGCAATGTTTCCCACAGCTTCCAATCCATACTTTTTAATAGTTCAATAACAGCCTTAGCTGCATCTCCTGCGTCCAGTGCTTCGTCGTCTTTTTCTTCTTCGACTAGGCGGATCTTCTTAACCATTATTTTCTCCTATAAGGTTAGATAGTTGTTTTTTAAAGTTTGTGATTTCATCATTTAATTTGACTTTTTGCTTTTTCAAATTGTTAATATATTCATCATTTACCCGTTCAGCATACAGTACTTCAATACGATTGTCAATATCTTTTTTCTTCGCCAAAAGGCTTTGAATACGACTTTCAATTTTATCAGGTTTGGTCATGTTATTGCTCCCTTATCCAAACTCAAACAAGTCACTGAACGTGTTCTTGTCATGAGCACTACGCAAGTCCCACTTTAGTACACCTAAAAGGTTTTCAATCTTTTTTGTAATAATTGCGTCTTCCATTGCTTCGTCATCAAAAGGCAGTTCCTTAAACCAGTCTGGTATACGCTTTTCGTCAGTGGGAATACCAATACTTGTCATTTTAAGCGGATTGTCTTTTAGTTTACAAACGATAGTTTTCATACCGTCAGTAATCTCCATACTATAGGCATCGCTATTCATTTTGCGAAGTCTATTGTAATTAATTGCAGCCATTGCATGCCCTACCCCACACTTACCAGTCTTGTTATATATAGCAGTGTGATTGGTTAGGTTGTTAACCCGCTTGGGTGTACCTTTTTCCCAACTGGGCATATTACGGAATGGTTTTCTAAACTCTTTAATGCGTTCAATTACAGCATTTTCACCTCGACCTGTCAGTGTCATAACAAGCAATTCGTGTAAAAATTCCTGCATAAACTTTGGCGTATCACTACGCTTGAGATCTAGGCCCATTGCTTTAATTTTACCTGGCTTGCCATCAGTATCTTCACGGAAGCCTTCGTTATCATATACAAGGATAGCATAACGCTTTTTAGTAATAAAGATACCAGCAACGCCAACAATCTCTCTACCAGCAGCAATAATGCTACCAAATTCACTTGGACAATTGTGTGCCTGATTCATATATGTTGGAAATGTTTCATTTGCCGCTTCACATACAGCTTCATAGTATTCAGTAATCTTATCACGTGTCCATTCCAGATCACCGTTTTCAATTTGCTCTTTAAGTATAGGATATGCACTAAAGTAAACAGAGTCAGTATCACCATATATAATGCTTGGGCCAGTGTGATCATATGTGCCTTCAATCACACGATTAACTTCTGCACTCATGTGACGTGCAATACAGCGTCCTGTTAGTGTAGTACTCTGTCCTAGTCGCTGATCAAAGAACCTACAGCCAGGATTTAGTAGCGCACCATACAAACTGTTCAAGTTAATCTTTTTAACCAGTTGTCGCTTATCCCAGAACGCAAACTTTTCATCATCTACACCTTTTTGCTCTTTTGCTTTTTTCTGTAGTTCTTTACGTTCTGCATACCACTGTTCTAGTAGTCCAGGAATAACGCCCTTAACATCATGACGGAAAATAGTACCGTTAGCACTAAAGATCCAGGGCTGTCCGCTCAGGAATATCAAGTCATAAATCTCAGCACCTGTTGCCTCCAGTGTCTCACCATTCTCAAAATCAACAAACAACATTGTTTCTCGATCTTTAGCCATAACAAGTTCATACTCTGGGCATGCAAACTTACCTTCCCATGCTTCTGAAACTGTTTTAAACTGTGTGAGCATTTCACGAGTAAAACTGTGTCTCACTTGTCCAACAATAGTTTCTGTGCTCATGTTACCTGCACGTAGGATACTGGGATACAGACTGTTCAAGTCCATACTAGCGATCCACTCATGCATACCTTTTACTGGTGTTGCAACATATGCACCAGCAGCTTGTGTGTTACCTTCATGGTTACGCTTATCAGGTACCTGCATACCACGAGCATGTGCCGCATTAATGATCGCTTGATCTGTCTGTGCAACCGCACCCATTGTTGTCTGTAGCAACACTGTGTTAGAGTGTGCAAGTACGTTAGCCAAATCAATAAACTGTAGTTTTTTGTCTAGTTTTACAAGTAGATCAACGTCTTGTCTGTTATAACCAATAAACTTTTCAAAGTCATTGTTGTATAACTGATCCAGTGTACCTTCATAGTCAACTTTTGTTTCGCCCAGTTCATATTCGCCAATGGCATCCAAACTGTAGCTGTGCATTTCATGATATGTATACTTACGATACAGTTGCAAGTAATCCAAGTGCACACGCCCTACTGTATCAAAAGTCTCTTGTGTTTTACCATAACTGATGTATTCACGCCGCTTGGGATATTTGTTCCATAAACAGAAGCGTCTAGTATGCTCTTTACCAAGCACTCTAGCAACACGATTAACCATGTAGGGAATATCAAAGCCTTCACTGTTCCAACCAGTCATTACATCTGCATCGTCAATAAGATCTAGGAATGTACCTAGCAAATCTTCTTCACTTTCCATAAGCAGTGTATCTGGAAACTTGTCTACAATCTTTTGTGCTTGCTCTTGATTAAGTGTTTTAGGTGCTATCGCTAAACAAATTGTACGCCCTAACCAATTTAAATGTACTGCGATTGCTGTAACTGGATTAAACGGATCACTAGGATCTGCAAAGCCCAAGTCTTTGTTAAAGTCAACTTCAATATCGAAAAAAGCAATGTTTAGTTCAGGCGCATCTGCTTCCAGATAGTTCTCCGCCAAACAACGGAACACTGGATTCATATCACTTTCAAACAATTGCTTTTGACTGTGTATTTTCTTTTCACGGTTAAATGCTTTGCCGTTCGTGCATACTACACGCTCTAACGGCTCCCCCCAGATACTTTTAAATTTGCCACGTGGATCTGGATAGTAAAATACATAACGTGCAGGATATTGTAAGTACTTACGCTTGCCATCCTTACGCTCTACAATATTAATAATGTCACGATCTCTATCAATGATACCGTCTACATAACTCATTCTTCTTTAGCCTTGTGCCATTTATATAGGCCCCACATACTCATAGTGGCCCAAAATATTTCTAATGTAATGTTTGCAATAACAGGTTTATAGTACAAATTAATACCCAACAGTATAGCAACAATTAGGTTGTTAAAACTATACCAGAAGCCTTTTGCATCTATACGATCTGTTTGTAGCATCCAAAAAGTTCCAACAAGCAATAACATACCGCATTGACCAACCACATCGCTCCAGTGTAGTGTATAATAATCTACCACCATAACATTGCTACTCCGAATCCAAATACATTAACAAAAAGAAAGTAAAATGTCAACATCATTGGCCACGCTAATTTGCGCCTGTAATAGCCATATAGTCCTGCAATACTTCCTAGAAAAAAGCCAGGATATACAATACGCATATCTGGCTGGTCAGCAGTTACCGCTAACGTTAAGCTGGCGCCAACAGTCAGGACAAAACTAATCAGTTCAGCAACAAATGCCTTACGATCAGTCTCCCAACTGTGCCACCAAAAGTTTACGATTTTTGTTATCACAAATTACGTCCAACAGATTCGAGAATTGTTTCCAATTCATCAAATTCTTCTCGTTTTTTACTAAACTCTGCTTTATATGCAATTGTAATTGCTTTGTTGAGTACCGCAGGTTTAATGTCCATTTCTTCAGCAATTGCTGCTACTGTGTCTTTAAGACCGTCACGCAATGCTTCCATTTCACTTTTTACTTGAATGCCCTCGTTGATGAGTTGTTTTAGTTTATTAATATCCGCATCAGTAAATGTAGTCATAGTTGATGTTACTCCAGTTCATTGTTATATAATAGTCATATAATAATGGGATCTGGACCAAATGTCAACAACTTATTTTCCTTTTTCACCATACTTGCTCGATTGCTTCAGGTTTTCTTTTTTCTTTTGAGCCCATGATTTAGCCATTTATTTTTCCTTTTTAAATAGTGTCCAAGCACCGTATGCAATTGCGCCATATGCTACTAGGCTTGCAATTGGTTTAAAGATTAAAAACGCAACACCTGCGCCAATTAACACTGCCCCGTCTAGTGTTGTGCGTTCACTTAATCTAGCATTAATCCATTTTCTCATTTTACTCTCCTTTTTGTCTGTAATTCCTCCAATATGTATTCCTGTCATTAGTTGATGTTCTATCTGCTTCATGTTGTTTAAGCATTTTAATATAATGACTGATATCCATATTGTACTCCTTACTTTTCTAACTTGTCTAATCTAGCTTCAATATCATCAATCTTTTTAGTAATTTTAGGATATTTTTGACGCCAAGCATCTTCTGGTTGTTCTAACCAAGTAAGTCCCCAACGCTCTACTAGATAATCAACAAATCTATCAATCTGTGCATAGGTCCAGAGACCAATACGTGTTGTGCTCATATAAGCTACAAAAATAGCACCAAAAGCACTGCCAGCTAATGCTGTATAAATCCAAAGCCTGTCACTGGCCATTCTTTCAACCATTTCCCACATATTGGTCTCCTCTTTATTTTTCCTTAGTACACTGATCACATCTACAATGATCACATACTTTAATTACGCCACGTCTGTTATCGTATACATCACGGTATTCCTCATGTAACGGAGTACCGCAATGACTTGGTTTACCACAATTTTGACAATGCATTAGGTAATACCCATTGCTCGTAGTGTTGCTGGACCAACTACACCATCAGGAATTAATCCATTGCGTCTTTGCCAATCTTTAACACTTGCTTCTGTACCTGGTCCAAAATCTCCGTCAGCAGTAACGCCCAGTGCACGTTGTACTGCTACAACTGTATCACCTTTGCTGCCACGTCTTACTGTACTGTGTACAACTGCTGGTGGCTCCCAATGTCCGCCTAGTACTTCAAGTGCATGTGCATAGTGCTTTTTACGATCTTCTAAACCAATTGTACCACCGTTGATACGCTTTGTCATACCAACAACATCTTGCTTGTCAGCATACTTGTTGATATTGTTTGTATCCCAGAACCAGCATGCACTCTCCAGTGCACCTTTTTTACTTTTTAGGTATTTGATTGCTTGCTCAGGTGATAAACTTAAACTTTCACCAAATTTAGTATAATTATGGCGTCCTGTCAACTGAATAACACCACGACCACGGAATCTCCAGCCATCGCCGCTAGCAGTATCGCCATTATCCATGCGGTTAGCATATACTACGTTTGCAATCTTTTCTGGTTGTCTGTGGTACTCTTGTGCATTTCTGCCTGCTTTTACAAAGTACTTGGGAAACACAGCGTTAAGTCCTTTAGCACTGTAATTTAGATTTTCCTCTGTAATACGGAAGTTATTACTTTCGTGTGCACACTGTGCAATAAATCCAGCAACCCGGTTTACAGTGTTAATTTCATAATATGGAAGAATCTCTTCCATAGCCTCAAACCATTCATCTGCTTCGTGGTTGCCTTTTAAAAGTTCTCTTACTTGATCTTCATTGAAGTCGAATTCAAAACTCATGGCTATACCCCTTTTATGTATGTAGTTATTTATCTGTAGTAAAACCCAATGCGTGGATTTTGCATTGTTTTATCAGCATCCTCATAACTTTCATAGAAAGTGTACTTGCTGTTTTCGTACATCATGTGCTGATCCATTTGTGTATCTTCAAATACTGGAATAATTTCTGTACTGTTAAATGGAAAGTCAAATCCATGACGTCCGTGTATTTCAATAATCTTACCATCTATAAACTCAATGTTTATGTGGTGTGCCTCCATCGTGCAACTAATCCAGTCTGGTATATTGTAGTCTGGTATTTCTTCCAGTAGTTTCCATTTACTAAATCTATAAAGTTCAACACTGCTATTCCAGCCTTGTGCTGCATTTATTGGTATGAGTTCACCCCTGCGCCAATTGTAATTTATGCTTATGTGATCACCAATAAAGCGTTCACACCAAAAATATCCTGGCGGTACATCATGATCTTGGTTTGCTTTTAATTCTGTAATATATGCAGTTGCGCCCATACCACTTAAATTAATAATAGGACGTACTACATATTCTCCTGTTACAGGAACAGGAACGCCGGCTGGACCGGCGTTATAACCTAACTTAAGGCTTAGATCTAATTTATTGTATATGTGTCGCATTGACGGATGTTTAAGCCATACTTGATAATCGTCCATGCGCTGACCCTGTATCAGTTACTGACGTTCTTGGCTTTGCCCTTACGCTCAGGGTTAGGGTCTTTGGATTTTTTACGCTTAACTGCACGGGCAATTCCCGCTTTTCCATCTTTTTTGCCGTCATTATCTTTGTCTGCATTACGCAATTTAGCGGCTGCACTTTTGCTCAAGCATTTGGGTTTACCCTCGCCAGGTTTACTATCACCACATTTACCTATACGCTCGCCTTTGGTATTGTAACGGTCCCAGCCGCCGCCACCAGCACCGCCTTTTTTACCTTTACCAAACCACGCACGTAGGTCTTCTGTTGTGATATCATTTATTTTCATTTCTTTTTACTCTGGTGCCTTTGTGCCCCAATGTCTTTGATATGTATTATCGCTAGTGTATTCGTTAGCCCAACGATTTTCCGTAAACTTAGCAAAGTCAATTAGTGCTTCGATATCTTCGTAGTTTTCAGTAATCCATTGCTCATGGGTTGCTAAAATTTCTTTCATATCTTCAAGGTCACGTTCTTTATTGATTTGTCTTGCTATTGTCATTTCGGAAGTTAGTGTTTCGACTTCTGCTTTGAGTGTTTCTATTGTTTGTGCTTGTTGTGCTGTCCACCATACAAATGCACTGACCTGTAGTACAATTGCAATAACCACACCTATACTGAATTTGTTATTCATTTTTTACTATTACCCCAGTTTTTAGCACCTACTTTACGACACTTTACTAATGCGCCACTTGCATATGCACTGGGCCATACTTTGTAACGAGCCTTAACTTTGTGATAGCAAGCATCTTTTTTACCTGCTGCTTCGTCAAATTGTTCTTCTGTTAGTGCCGCCGATTCGTCAAAAGGCATACCCTTTAAACGCTCTGCTTCATATGCGCCCGCTTTGTCAAGAGCTGGCTCAATTTCAGGGTCTAGTTCACTTACAGGATACCCAGCGCCTTTAGAAATCCACTGTTGACCATCCCATCTATACCACTGTGTAATTTCAGGTTTAGGATGTTTGACCATTAATCCAATTGGCCAGTTACGTTTATCTGTCCAATCTTTTGCTTCTGTAAGTTGGTGTAATCGCATTATTTTTTCCCTGTGGTATTAATTTTACTTTTAATACTTGTAAAGAAGTCAATTGCTTGTTTTTCAAGTTGCTGTTCTGCACTTTCGGCATGCATTGCTGCCATGTGCTTTTTATACTTAGCAGTGCCTTTTTTGTGTGGGCTGTGGCCTTCTGTAGCAGTTTTAGGTTCATCCATAAGATGTGCATCAATACCTGCTGTTGAATTCATCTTCCACTGTGCCGCAGCTTTTTTAGCTGCTTCATAACTTGAGCTTGCTGTGCATTTCATAGTGCCTTTTTTAGCATGTACGCACATATAATGACGCTCATCAGCTTCACGCATTGTTGCCAAATATCCGCCTGGATTACGAGTATCTCTTGGGAAGATTTCCTTCATAATACCAGGGTGCATTTTGTTAATATGGTCAAGTACACGCTCACGTGGTTCAGTGTCACCATCTAAAATTGCTGCACGGATTTCTTTGATGTCATGCCCCATTACGGCACGTGCAATATCACGGAAGTAATCAGCATCCATACCATCATCAGCATCATCCTGCATTGCCATTTGATTCAAATGCATTGCAAGTTGCTTGTGTTCGTCAACATCGTCCATATCTTCTTCAACTGGGCCCTGTGCTGGCATTTCTTGATGATGTGGATTCATTTCTTGATACTCTAAATAGTGCTTAACACTGCTCATATCTTCACTTGCACGAGTGATTTTTGCTTGAATCCATGGTTCAAGGTTATCAGTGTCTTGAATCATTGCATGTAATTTAATAGCATACTTTGCCATTTTGTACAGTTGGCTTTTTGCCATCCATCCGTCTTCGTCAGTATCATCAAGCACGCCTTCAGATAGCTGATCCTTGTTATTAGATTTACTTTCTTGTTTCATTTTATCTACCTTATGCATGTTTTCTTGGTCTAACTTTCTAAAGTCATCGTAACTAATGTACATATCCGTATCTGGATCATAATACATGCCTTCTTTCTCATCATAATAAACTACTTTGCCACTGCGTGTTGGGATTGGTCCCTCTAATCCATCACGCTTTTGGTAACGGTCACGGTCAATTGGAGGAAGTTCGTAATATCCTTCGACAAAAACTTCTACCATGTCATCGCCGTTACGTAGTGCGCCTTTTTTGACTCGTACATTCTCTTTACCGAACTCTTTAGCCGCCGCTTCTGGAGACATGCTAGTTTGCTTCCAACGTTTTTCTGCTGATTCAGTTTGTAGACCATAGCTTGCAAACATCTTAATGATATCGTCTTTGTTGTCTTGTAGCCAATCACGTTGGTATGTATCCTTTGCCATGCTATACACATGGCCAAAAGCATCATAGGCGTGCATGCCGTGACGAATAGCATTGTATGCGTGGTCTTCCATATCTTCATATGGCCAGTTAATCTGATGTGCTTCATTAACACTTTCGCCTTTAGCACGTTTGGTTGCAACAGCATACATAACACTTTCAGCGTCTTTTCCGTACCGCTTTTCAAAGTCACCTTTATGCTTCTTTAATTTTTTAACGTTAGCTTCACGGCTACGCTTTTCACCTGGTGTAAGTTGACGCTCTCGCATGTCATTTTCCTCATCATCTATTTCCATACCTGCAATCCGCAGTTCTAATTCATCAATGATATCTTCTAGTTCGTCTATAGTCTTGCCATTTTTTGTAATTTCAGCACTGTGTTCTTTATCCTTGCCCCAACTTGCATCTCTTAATTGTTGCACTGCTTTAACTAGTGCACTCAATGCGTCAGGAGCATTTGGATAACGCAGTCTCAAGTCAGCCATAAATTGGGCAGTCTTTGCATCAAACCCTTTGATCTTTTCTTGTTTATCTGCCTCTTGTATGAACTGATTAATTTTCATCGTATACCCTTTTGATTACATTAGGATAGCCAGGTTGTTTCTTGCTTTCCTTTTTGTCTGTCTTACGAGCCTTTTTACTGTTAGGACCATATCCAAAAGGATCAACAGCCTTGCGAGCTTGGCTAGGCTTAGTTCCTGGTGTCATAGGCATTGCGACACTAGCAACGCCGCCAGCAGTCATTTCAGTTATGATATCATGAATCTTCATAATGTTATTTATCAGTTTAACATTAATATAGTTTTTTTAGATTACGTGATTTGGCACGTTCCAATTTAGTAGTACTACGTTGTATTTTCTTCTTTTTAGCACGTACTTCACGTTCTACTTTGGGCTGTAATTGACTTAGATGTTTTACTTCCGGTGCACCTGCATATACTAGTGCATCATCTTTTGCTACACTGTTCATAGGTGCAGTTTTCTCTTCAAGAATTTCTTCTAATTTATGTGATTTTTTCATAGTAACTCCTTACTATTTTTTACGACCAGCTTTCATGTTTGCACACCAGTGATACATTTTTTGTTTTTCGCCACTACTATTTTTTGCCTTGCGTCTTAACTCAGTAACACTACCGTTGCAACTAGCACCAGCACGTTTTACACGCCCTGGTCTGCTTTTGCCTTTTACTTTACCGTCCGCAAAGTTTTCATTCAATCCAAGTTCATCGACCATTATTTCTAACGCTGAATCTACATCATTTAAACCATTTTCTTCTTTTGTGCGCTCATACCAACTTCTTACAAAGTTTGATGCTGAGTGTCCATAAGTATCTGGAGCCATCATCATTTGATAAAGAACTTGATCGGGTGCTTCTCGTTGAGACCTAACAAATTTTCTAAGACTATTTAGGTCTGTACTTTCATTATACACTTTGCCTTTTACTTTACTGTCTTTAAAATTTTCAGTTAAATCACTCAATCTCATTACACGGGTTCCTTTGGCGGCCTTTGAAATTTATATCCAGCACTTGGATTGTCTTTTGCTGTGGGCTTTTGTAATCTAGGTTCTCTTGGGTCGTCTACGTTGTATTTTGTGTCATACTCTCTACTTGGTAGATTTCGTCTCCAATCTGGATCCTGATTTAATTGGCCCTTATAATATGTCATAATGTCTTGAAATACTTCGTCATTATCTAATGCCCAGTCAACTGCTGGGTCAAATGGATCATCTGCCAGTTTTTCTAAAGATTTATTATACTTCTGCAAGAACGGTTTTGCTAGAGCTGCAATTTCATCGTCAGTCATTGATCCAATTCCTGGATTGCCTTTTTGCATATATGTTGGTTGTCCAGTTCCTTTTCTATTGTAATAATCAATGTCTGCTTCTTTAAATGCTGTATCAGCATGTTTTTTAGCACTTGCACCATCAGGATGTTTAGGATTAATACCAACAACTTCGCCGTTTATTAGATCACTTATATTAGCAGCTTTACCAATTTTGTCAAGTAACTGATGTAATTTATCATTAGGGTCATAGTTGCCACTTTCATAACCACTCTTGCCACGTACTTCAGTACGCTTACCTGTATCGTTGTCTGTAATATGTAAAACGTACATATCCGCATCACGTTCCAGTTGTAGTTTGTAACCTTCAAGCATAATGCTATTAGTAGAGTTTGATCTATACTTTTGTATATGTTCAATAAGTTCTGCTTTTGCCTGTTCAAAACTTTCACGCTTCATTAATGGTAAACTAAACCAATGTTTAAACCACTCTTCGCTACCAGGACGTAGTTTCTTTTTACGAGCTGATTTGCCACGCTCTGTTCCAGTAACACTTATATTTTCGTTTACTGGATTATATATTTTTTCCAGTGCATCTATCGTACGCTGTGGATTTCTGTCTGTATGTTTAACTGCAATACCGCCTTGCGCTTCCCAATTTTTAATATATTTCCCATGGTCGTCAATCAATACGTTTGCATTACCGCCTGTTGTGGCATATTTTGCTTTGTTAGTAGTAAAAATTTCCTTTTCAGCACCTGGGTTATGCTTTGCTAACCAAGTCTTTTTACCTTTAATACTTGCATCTGGTTGTCCGCCAATTGGCGCACTTAAAATAGTATACTTAACATTATTCTTTTGTAACCAATTTAGTATAAGTTTAAAGCCTGGCAATACTGGTAATTCAGCAAAAAACTTTTCAATAAACGCTGGACCTTGTGATGACATATTTTTAATACTTTGTGTAGGATCATCAATGTCTCTCCAAGTAGCAGTGGGTTTACCTGTTGTTTTTTCATGCCACTTAGCCCATGCATTAAAGAAGTCTGCCTGTACACCATCCATATCCAAGTATAAATGCGGCTTGTCATTTATATCTTCTGTTAGTCCCAAGTTAAATGCTTGGTTAGGTGTAGCACCTTTAACGCCTAGTGGCTTGGGCTTGCCATTGCCGCCAAAGAACTTTTTAGCTTCTTTTTCTGTTTGGCCAGGTTTAACATCTATAGTAGTATTAACTCCTGGTACAATTTTTCCATCTTCTTTAACTGCACTTCGTACCGCTTTGTCAATAGCTGATTTAGTAGCCACATCTTTTACTGCTTTATCAATTGCAGATTTGGTACTAGTAGAAATACCACTGTCAGTATTATCAGTTGAGGGGGTAAGTTTTATTTCGCCGTTACGTATTTTATTAAGAGCGTCATCCATAGCTGCACTTGTTTTTGGTCCAAAATTACCATCAGTATCAATTTCATACCCTAATCCACGTAGCCAGTTCTGTGGCACTGTTGAATCTAAACTATTATCTTTACTTGGTGTACTATAGCCTAAGATGCCATATTTTGGTGATTTAACCCAGCCTGGCCAATCAGCAATATTGTCTTCTAGATCAAAAGATGTATGTGGTACTGTAGTCGTGGCTTTATTTCTTGTAAAGTCCATATCTTCATCTAAAAAGTCATTAATTTTCATTGTCAGTGTCCATACTTGTCATAATACATTTGTTCTAGTTCTTTTGGATTAATGCCAGCAAATGTTCTTGATATATCAAAAGCATAACTGCCAACTGATGATCTGCTGCCTTTACTCGTAACTAGTCTGTGTAATGCATCCAATGCTGCATTAATAAATTTGTCTTGTTGATCTTGTTTTATTTTTGCCATGATTTCACTACGGGATATTCCCTCTCCTAAAACACGACTACTCAATGCTACGCCAGCATCGTTAGCCATTTTCTTAAGTTTCCGTATACCCTGTGCAGTTTTAATCATTGTTTTGATTCCTACAACAGATGTTTTCGCTAGTACAGCTAATATAATCAGATCAGCTAAGATGTCTGGAGTAATATTTTCCTGTACTGTAACTTCGTCTATTCTCATCTTTTTTTCCTTCCAGCACAATGTGCTTTCTGGCTAAACCCTTTAGGGTTATCACAATCAATACTTTTTTTGTATTTCTCGCTCCACTTTTCATACATGTGTTTAACATCACGATCACTATATGGAGCATTTTCTTTATCAATGCCTTCACCAAATTCTCTTCTATAGATTGTTTGGCGTGCAAGGTCATCATATGCGTTAATTAACCCTTCAAGCATTGCATCCATTACACCGTTATTCATTAAATAATTAATCTGGCGGAAGCTACTTGGGTCACCACGTTCTGCTTTGTCTGCAAGTTCTCTTAGTTTACTTGCAATATTTTTTTGTAATCCACCTACACTATACACGCCTAAACCACGAACTTCAACCTGTTTTTCCATTGGGTTTTTAATTTTACGCTCTTCACGAACACCTGAACGTTTAGATTTCTTAGGAGCATAATTTCCCATGGTGTCAGGATCAATGTCTTTAATTTTTGGTAAGTTTACTGCTGAAGCTGGGCTAGGTTCTGGCCTATCAACTTTAGCAGGTGTTAATTCATCATCATCTTTACGCATATCTTTAATTTTTGAATACGCTGCCGTGGCAGCACCGCCTGCTGCACCTGACATACCAGGATTCTTAATTGCTCTACCAGCCATACCTGCTGCTCGCATAAGTGCAAAGAAAAGAGGATTTTCTTCAAGAGTGTCTTCTACAGCAAACTCTTGATTGCTTGTCTTAAAGTCTTTTTTACGCATAACAGTTTTTGCAATCAAGTCAAGTTCATTGTTTTTTGTGTCCCAACGCAGTGCAAAAGGCAAGTTGATGTCAGTTTGTAGATCTTTCATCACTGCCTCTGCATCTGGCCCTAGCTTTGCGATTGGTTTACCCCACTTACGATATTCTTGTTTAAACAAACGTGTTAGCTCGCCCATTGTAATTTGTTTTTTATTTCTCTGGTCGTTAACACGATCCAAGAAGTGTCTGGTAAATTCTACATCAATACCAACTTTAGCAAACAATTTGTCTGCAAAAACTTCCAGTTGATCAATATCGCTTTGTGTAAGTGGGTTACTCATTATTTTTCTTCCATTAGTGCAACTGCCGCTGCATATTCATCCTGTGTTACTACTCCTTCATTGAGTAGTTTTTGTCTATTAGCCATGTGTTCGCCTTGAACATCGTCTTTACTTTGTCCAAAGTATGCAACTGCATGTCCTTCAGTACACATCTTTTCATTAATATTTACACCATCTAGATATACTGTTCCTAGAATACGGCCAAACTTACCTTTTTCATTGTCTAGTTCAGTACGTATAACGATTTTAGATGCATCTTCAATAGCATGCTTTAAAAAGTCTTTACTTGCTAAACCAAATACTTTTTCTACTTTATCACTAGTACGGCTTTCTGGTGTGTCAATACCAGCCATACGTACTCTGGCTTCTAATAATACATCAAAGCCCAAATCCAAGATACAGTCAAATGTATCTCCGTCAATAATTTTTACAATGCTTCTTACTTGGTAAGCAAAGGGTGTTACGTCACTCATTTAATCTTCCTTTATCTCAATTACTAAATTCCCACTTCCTTTAATAAGCCTGTGGTATTTCTCTTTTGGTATATAATATACATGGTGTGGTAGCAATTCTTCAGGAAGCTGATTGTCTATTTGCAGTTCCCAACCTATACCACTTAACACTTTTACAAAACGATCATTATGATCACGATGCCAAACTAGTTCTCTGTCCTCAACTGTTGACTCAAAAACTCTTGTAAATGTGTCTCCCTCCTTATCACTATCGTCATAAGGTTTTACCACCACGTACCTCCTCCACTCAATCCTAAACTTTTAGCATATCGTGGTAATCTACAACTCCAGTAGCCTGGTTTTGTTTTGTCGTTCTTCTTTTCACAGTTATGTCTATCTGCAAAGGCTTTACGTGCTTTTGGATCACGTAATTTGACAGCAAGATTGCCACCACCACCAGCTGCACCAAATGCAACTTTTTTAACTTTGCCTGTTTTTGGATTGCGCACATAAACATAGAACTTTTTACTGCCGCCACGCTTGGGCTTGCTTAGTTCTACTTTTTTGCCTTGATATTCCGCTTCCGCAATTGCATGATTTTCTTCACTAATAATCATGTCTAGTGGAACACGGCCAATACCTTGAAGGGTTGCCCATTCTCCCAATTGTGTATCACGAAGTATTTCTTCGTCAAACCAGTGTAAGTTGTTTAATTTACCTTCCTGGTATAATTTACGAGCTTCAACAAACATGTTAAAATATTCATCGCTACCCAAGCGGTAAACACTTTCGTGCAGTGGAATGCCACGCTCCAAGTGATAGTTTACGCCCTCGTGTATTTGTTGTGCTTTCATAGAAAAACCCCTTGTTATAGATGTATTTATCTAAAAACAAGGGGTATAGGTTTAAAAGTTCTGTTGATTACTCAACGTCACCTTCGTAGTTGTCTGCATTTGTTAGTGCTGCATCATCACCAGCTTCTTCAACTGCAACAGTTGCACCAGTACCAGTGAAGTTCCATGGTTGCATTACGCCGTTATCCATAGTTACTTTACGTCCTGAAATTTTTGTTACCTGACGTGCAGTACCGTTGTCGTCAACTGTAATTGACATTTCACCTGCGGCAATTGCTGTTGCTGCTTTGTCTACAAGTGTGCATGTTTCTGTATTTGTACCGTCAGTACATACAAAACGCTTGCTGCCTTTTTGCTTTACAATCCAGCCTGGAACACTTGCTGTACCATTGTGGAATTGTACTTTGATTTCATCTCCGCCGGCTGTTGGCTCACCGAAGTATCTTTTGTTTAGTGGTCTACCCATTTGTTTTCTCCTTTGACGTTCTAAGTCTACGGGGTGGTGTCCCCATAAATCCATATTGGACAATAATATTTAGCTTGCTGAGTATGGATTAGTGCCAGTAAAAGGAGTTTTAAGATATAAGTTAGCCGCACCTTGTAATGCACGGAAATTATTATAATCAGTTGCGGCAGTGCCAGTTGTGGGATCGTATAGTCTATTAGACTCACTTACTTCTTGTAGCCAGCGTAAACACTGTTCTTGAGTATAGTGCGGCCTTGCTTCTAACAAACACGCTAGTATACCAGCAACTTGTGGAGATGCCATACTAGTTCCGCTAATTTTTGTAATATCCCAACTATTATTATCAGGGTGTGGTGCAGTGCCATTAGCCAATGCTATTGTACTACCTGTTGCAATACTACTCATAATAGGGCCGCCAGGTGCACTGATATCAACACGTGGTCCTTTTTCACTACTATTAAACAGTGGTTCTTGTCCACTTACGTAAACATAACTAATATTGCCTACACTGATAACACCTGGTTGTGCCATGGGTGTTGAACCACGATGATAATATGTAGTACCATATACACTGCTAGTCCAATAGTTATTGTAGTCTTGTCCTCCAGGAACATCACATTTATGACTACCATTCCCAGCCGCCGCTACCATGATAATACCATCATCCAAACAGTCTTGAATATCAGCATCGACACTGGCAATACGAATCGGATGTGTATAAATGCCTTCGCTCTGTTGTCCTTGAATCATACCATATTGTGACTGCATTAGCGTGTCAGTCCATGGCGTGCCTCTCCAATTACCACCAGTAATATTTTCATAATTAGCAAAATATCCCCAACTCATATTAACAATAGTTGGACGAATAGGAACACTGTCATTTTGTGGATTAGCAGTCTTTTTACTGTTGTGCCACGCTCTAAGCATGTTAAAACTTGCACTGGCACCAAATGTATTGCCTGGGTCATCTAAGATTTTTAAACTGTATATGTTGGCATTACGAGCCCAACCAAAACGTCTACCTACTGCAATACCTGCAACGTGTGTACCGTGACCATCTATATCTCTGTGATACTGTGCTGGCTGAGTATATGTTCCACTAAGTCCACTAATACTTGGCCAATCAACAGTTTGATATCGTACTGTTGTCCCGTCAGCATCACTAATAAATTCTGGGTGATCTGGTTGAATACCACTGTCTTGAATTACTACATCAATGTCTTGACCACTTAGTGTATATGGAAAATTATAAGGAACAGTTCCACTTACGCCGCCATATGGATCAGCACCACTGGTACAACTTAACAGTCCCCAGTTACCTTGGTCAGGTGCCAGTGTGCTTCCTTTTTCATAAGCTCTTGTAGTTTCATCTAAACTTGCATTGACGAGATGATAGCCGTTTTCTATTTTACTACCATAACGTACATCTACAATACGTGGGTCGTTTCGCAATTCAGCTGCCTGCTCACGTGTCATAACAAAGTCAAAGTTACGTTTACTGCCAGGCTTTTCGTCATGTAATTCATATCCAGCATCCATCATCTGGTTTACAAATTCTTCTGTATCTACACCTTTATGTAGAGTAACTACTGCTCTGTTCTGATCTTCAGTACTCATAAATTATCCTTAAACAATATTAATCAAACCGTTCATTGCACTGTGATATTGACATACATAGTACAGTGTATTTGGTGCATCCATTTGTACTGTCCATTCAATAACACCGCTTTCTGTACCACCATTTGTCAAATTGTCAGTATACAGGTTTGAGGCATTGTATGCACCACTCGATGTCTGAATATGGAAAGGATGTCCTGGGGTATTGATATTAAATTTATATGTAAATCCACGATATAGGTATAATGTTGGATTGTCGTCACCATCAGTACCAGCACCAGTATATTGGTAACGTCCTGCGTCAGGTGCTGTTACACTAAATGTTGGAACACCAGTAGCAATGTTTGACACCTGTGTGTCTACATAATTCTTAGTAGCTGCATCCTGTAAATCAACTGGATCTAATACATTTGTAATTTTACTGCTATTTGCATTAATGTCGCCAACAGCAATTAAACTGATATCACTTGCACTTTCCAGTGTAGCAAATCCAAGTCCTGTACTGTCTAAACTTGTTACTGTAAGTGTATTGTTGATTGTAACAGCATCGTTAGTGACAGCACCACGTGCAGTTACGTCACTAAGTGTGTCTGTGCTACTTCCAATATCACTAGTAAGTGCTACTGTACCGCTGGCATCTGGGAATGTAATAGTTCTGTCAGCTGTGGGGTCAGTGACATTAATAGTAGTTTCAAATGCATCGTCTGTAGCACCTTCAAACTGTATACTGTTAAGTCCTGTAATGTCTGCATCTAAACTTAGTGAAATAAAGTTAGTTGCGACTTCAGCATTAATTTGTCCAGTAGTTCCTAGGAATGTAAGTGTCTCAGTTGATGTATCAAATGTATGGGTACCAATGTTACCAGCAATACCAAATGTACCGCCACCACCAGCATCAGTATCGTTAATCCAACTACTGCCGTTATACTTTAGTACTTGTCCAGTTGTTGCTGAACTAATGCTAACATCTCCCAAGTCATTAATACTAGCATTGCTTATATTAGAACCTGTAATTGTTGCTGTTGGTGTTTCTCCATATACTATAATTGTAAATGGTGAAAAGTTACTTGGAGTACGGCCTCCACTATTATCATAAAACTCTGCCGTAAATCCAGTTGTTGATTTATTACTAATACCAACATGGTAATCATCAAATGTTTCACTGTCAGTTACAACTGTATATTGTGTATTTGCTTGCGCATTATCAAAAGTAAAATCTAATGATGAGTTTCCACTATTCCAGTTACTCCAGCTAATACCAGTAGCGGAACCGTTAGACGTAGTTTCTACATTTGCAAATGCAAATGGTGCAATAACTGTGTCAGTACCACCAGCACTTGTCTGGTCCGCAACCCAAGCATAGTCACTTCCGTTCCAGCTTAAAATTTGGTTTGCAGTTGCGCTACTTGTATTAAGATGTGTATCTACGTCACTGTCAGTATAACTTGTGCCGCTAGTAACTGTTGTGAAACTAAAATTACCTGAACCGTCTGTTGTTAATACTTGACCGTTAGTACCATCACTGATACTTAGATCTGTTAATGCACTGGGGATTGTTGGTTTATTTGTAAGACTATTGTAGTCACCATCAAATGCATTACTAGTTAATTGATATCCACTTAAATCTGGGGGAGTGTATGTAAAGTGTCCACTGGTACTGTTGTATGCTAAATTTGCAGTACCTGCTGCGGCAACAGTAACACTCAAGTCTGTAAGCTCAATACCGCCACCGCCAGCGCCGCCATCAGCTGCTGGTACCCAGTTAGTACCATCGTATTTTAGTATTTGTCCTGTAGTAGCAGGTGTTGATAAATCAACATCATTTAAATCACCAATATTAACTGGTACACTGCTATCATCAGCAAGTTTAATCCAACTACCAGCATGTGCATAGTATGCAGCGCCTTCATTATGAACGTGTGCAAACATGCCGTGATAACTACTTGCTGCTGGCAAGTCAACTAAATCTTGGTATAAAAATGTAATACGGTTGCTACCAGTTACATCCATTTTACCAGTTGCACTGTTTACTAGTGTAAGTGGGGTGTCGCCACCCAGTGCATTGTATAACTCTAAAAAGTTATCATTATTTTTATCTAATGCATCTCTTAACGGATCACCAGTGCCATCATTTGCCACTGCACCAATATTTACTAACTGTCTAGACATAGAAAAATCCCCTGTATGTCATTATTTATGCTAGATTAAGGATTGTCAACTATGGTAATAACTGCCCGGCCAATGTTAGTTGCAAGATATGATTCTTTATAAAATAAAATTTGTATTGTTTCAGGACCTTCAGTATTAGAGTCAGTTGCTATACCGCCCCCTATTACATATTCATCATTACTATTTCTACCAATAGCTCCTGAATTTTGTAATCCAAAAAAGTCTGAATTTAAAACAGCATTACCTGATAAAGTATAATAAATTTGACTGGGGAGATTGTAAACATAACTAGGTGTTAAAGTAACTGTAAAACTTGAGCCTTCATAAAAAGGATTTTCATATAACTCAGGATTAGGATCAACTGGTTGAGTTCCAGTTACAGCAACATTATATTCAACTGGAGGTCTGTCGTAAATTTTAACCTGTATTTCACCTTTAAGGTTTGCACTCGTAGTCACTGGACTATCATATAATCTCAAGTAAAAGAATTCAGGTGCTTCAGTCTGTGCATCGTTGAATATATACATTGATGCTCCTGCATATCCTATAGTTCCTACAGTAAATTCTTGCTGGCCTAATGGCTGGTAGTCAGATCCTTCATAAGCAGACCCAGAAGTTTGTGTAATCCAAACTGGTGTGCCAGGAGGTGCAAGGGTAATATCTTCTGGAGTAGCTTTTATAACTACTGCTGTTTGTTCATAAACAGAGCCTGGGCCGCCTTCATCAAAAGCGTTTTCAGGCTCAATTTCAAAAGTCCAATTAATACTCGGTCTATCTTCTAATACATGTACTGTCCTGTAAAGCTGAGTTACATTGCCGTCGCCATCTCTTTCTTCAAATATTATTTCAAATGTCTTAGGACTTTCAGAAACATAGTCAGCCACAAACCCAAAATTTATTTCAATTTCTTCACCAGCTGATACGCTGTATGGTATTCCGCTTTGGTAATTTGCAAAGGCGTAGAAGTCAGAGTTGTTTATGTTTCCGTCCATCCTAACATAAAATGTATATGTGTCATTGGTAGGTATATACCCGTTTCCTCGCACTGCATAACTTAATGATTCACCTTCATAAATTACGTCTCCGTCTCTAGATGGATTGTTTAAATCTGGTGTTATTATGATTCCTGGTGTTCTATTTGATGTGTCTTCTATTGTTATTAATGCAGTATCACCTGAATCAATCCTAAACAATAAACGTTCAGTACCTTCAGTGAGTTCATCATTTGTTACTGTTATAGTTAGTGTAGATTCCCAGATATTATCAGAATTTAATGAAAACGTCATATTACCAGTTAGTGGAACATCTACATCGTCTTGTGTTATTCCATCACCTAAAATTTCATATGAAACAGTACGTTTTGATTCTGGTAAATCTTGCCTTGCCTGTACTGTTATTGTTGTTGTTGGGCTTTCAACTTCGTCCACAGTGAAACTAGAAACTACAAAACCGTATCCGTATTCTTCTTTTGTGTCATTTAGTTTTGTGGTGTATTTTTCACTAAATGGATTAATTAAAAACTTTTTAGCCATTCCTTGGAATGATGAATCGTCGAAATAGTTTGGATCAGATGTATTATCCCTATCTTCTGTTTCAACCTGATATTTATTTACACTAGCAAACTCTAATAACCATTTTTTACACTGTGCACTAGTAGCTGTAGGATTTATTTGCAAGTATAGTGCTAATATACCAGTAACTTGCGGTGCTGCCATACTTGTGCCAGTAATACATAAATTATTGTACGCATTATTACCAAAATAACTAGCCGAAAAAGTTCTGTTTGGGTCAAGTGCAAGCATATCAGCATTGTTTGTTGCCGCCCAAATCCTAGTCCCTGGTGCTGCAATATCATTTGCTGGGCCACGTACAGAACTTCTTGTCAATACTTCTCCGAGACTAGCGCCAAAAACATTTATGCCAGTATTTGAGTAATTAGCAACAGAAATACCATCAGCTGACCATGGTGAACCAGGTCTATTATAATAAATTGGATCACCAGCTGGTATATCAATCCAGTCGCCACTAGAAGTGTAATGATTGTCATAATCAATACCTCCAGGCAGGTCATGTTTATAACCTGAATTTCCACCTGCATTGACAAATACAACACCAGCATCTATCATATCTTGACATGCTTCGTTAACTGCTATATTTGATGCTTCATGTCTAACAGAAGGACCAAATCCAAGAGATCTATAATTTGATCCATTTAGAGAAGTTGTACCTGTACTTGTTCCTCTGAATACAACGTCAGTTAAAGAATTGCTGTCTATATAACCTGGAACATACCAACCGTACCCCCAACTTGCGTTAACGATAGTTGGTCGTTTATATCCAGTATTAGGATCAATAGGTTTTTGTTCATGCCACAATCTAATTAAATTAAAGCAGTCGATTGTACCAATCCCGCCTGCTGAATCAAAACGTATACTATATATACGTGCATTTTTAGCATAACCGTGTCTTTTTCCTGCTGCAATACTTGCAACATGTGTTCCGTGATACCCTACGTCACCATAATGAGATGATGACATTGCACCACTACTACCAGTTTCTGCATACCAATCGATTTCCATAAGTCTAGTATTACCGTCAGCATCTTCCCATTCAGGGTGTCCGGTCATAACACCATTATCTTGAATTACAACGTCTACACCTGTGCCATCAAGTGCATAAGGATATTTGACACCAGTGCTAATATCATACACTCTCAACGGATCAAATATGTCAGTTTCGCCTTCTATATAGGCTAGTGGGTCTTTTCTAGAAGTACTAAACAGCCCCCAGTTTGTAAAATATCCATCTAATACACTTGTGCCATTCCTCCAAAATATATCACGCTGTTCAGCAAATATATCATATGTGTTAAATGTAAAGACTTCGACTGCCTTAACATCTTTATGACTTCTTAATAATGATGCTTCTTCTTGAGTTAGGAAAAATTCTGTTGATTTTAAACTTAATTCCATTGGGTTAGATATTGACACTGCTCTAGTAGGTATTAAGTTATCAGTGTCTGTGGTGTTATCAGTTCTAATAGTGTTTAAAAAATCTTCTACAACATCGACATTAGCTAGTGTTACTATGTATCTATTCATTATGTTTCCTATCTTAATGCAAGTCTACCCAAACACCATTTGCATATCCCTGGAATTTGTTTGTATCAGTATTATAAACTGTGTCTCCATTTAGTGCAGTTAAAGCATCACGTTGTGCAGTTGTAAAGTTAGCAACTCTAAAAGGAGTAGTATTTCCTACCGCAACACGATTTGTTGCATTTAAGTTAATATCAGTGGTACTATTAATATCTGTTAAACCAGTACCAGTAATATATAAACTATCAACTGTTAATGTATTAAACGTAACATCATCTGTAGTATCAAGTGATTGGTTATATGATGTCCCGCCACTGCCTGTTTGATCAGTTACCCATGCATAATCACTACCATCCCAACTTAGAAGTTGATTTGTTCCTGCTGTACTTGTATTAAGGTGTGTATCAACATCACTGTTAGTATAGCTAGTACCACTTGTTACAGTTGTAAATGAAAAGTTACCAGCACCGTCAGTTGTTAAAACTTGTCCGTTTGTACCATCACTAATACCTAGATCAGTTAATGCACTGGGGCCTGTATCATTGGCAGGTTCCCAAGCACTGTTTGCACTGCTCCATTTTAACACCTGTCCATTTGTCGGGGCTGTTGTTGTAGTATCTACATCAACTAAATCACCAATATTAATATTACTTAGATCACTTTTATTTGCTAACTCAACCCAATTACCTGCATGAGCAAAATAGGCAGCACCTTGTGTGTGTACATGCGCAAACATGCCGTGGTAACTGCTAGCTGCTGGTAAATCTAGTGTATCATTGAATAAAAATGTAATCTTGTTTGATCCAGTAAGATCAAGTTCACCGTTATTGATAATAGTAGTTAATGTGTCACCACCTAACGCAGTATAAACTTCAATAAAGTTATCATTTAATTTATCTAATGCTGAACGTATTGGTTCACCAGTGCCGTCATTTGCTACTGTGCCAATATTTACGAATTGTCTTGACATAAAATAATCCCCTGTATTACACTTATTTATGCTATACAGGGAGGTTTTATGCTGCTTTTAGTATACCAGTAAATGGATCTTTTTGCATATAATACTGTTGATAAAGTTGTGTACTGGCTAAGTTCTTCATTTTAGCCTCTACCATAATATCAAATTTATCCCAAAAACTCAAGGCCCACTCATTGCTTGCAGTATTCCAGCAATAGTCTGAATGTGCTCTTAGTTTTTGTTTTTTGTATGAGGATTCAAGTAGTGTGTCCATGTCTGGTCGTACACTTGATGAAGCATCCTTGATATAGTCCTCACGGCTAAGGCTGTAATGCATAGTAGGACGCACACCACGCCAACTATCGATAATAATACTAATGCGCTCGTCGTCATGTCGAATATATTCTCCTGTCTTGACCCAGTGATGATGTATGTCCATCACCAAGGGTACATCTTTACTTAGCTCTAGGCTTGCTTCGAGTCCCCAGGAGTTTTCGTCGTTTTCGATAGTGATAGTGTTTCGTGCTTCTGTAGACAATCTTGGAAGGATGTCTTGGATACCGGCTGGACCTTTTTTACCTGAGATGTGGACGTTACACTTGAAGTCTTGCCAGTTCTGACCGTAGCCCATCCACCTGATGATATCCGCATGATATTCAAACTCCTCTAATGAACGTTCGACCACATCCGGATTATCGGAAGCAAGAACGGTAAACTGACCAGGGTGCATAGACAAGCGTACATCAAGCTCACGTGCAATATCGCCAACTTTCGAGTACGCTCGCTCGAGCCGTGTTCGGAGATCTGCTTGCCTATAGAAATAAGCCCAATCACCATGAGTATAAGCAGGCAACAAATTACTGCCAATACGTACCATGCGTAATGATTCTGGTAAAGATCCAACATATCTAATTAGCCTTTCTAAATTTGCCACGTTGTCAAAAGCAATTTCATAAAGTCTTTGCTCTGCTACTTCACGTGACTGTCTGTTAAGCCATGTAATAGTTGTAGATCTTTCAGTATACTGTGACTGAATTTCTTTAAGTATTTTAGGCTTTTGTGTTTGGTCCGGATGCATGTATTTACATGCAAATCCGATCCGTTTTATGCTACTATTAAACATATTGTTGTAATAACTCTGTTGTTTGTTTTGCAGTAAAGGTATGCTTAAACTTGCTAGGGAAGTTTGCACGGATTGCTTGCTGTTGTTTACGTGTATAAGGTACAGCAATAAACGCATCTGAGCCGTATACTTGTTGTGCAAGTTGGTACTGCGATGCACTAATTTTTTGTGCAAAGTTAAAAATAGTTAAGCCGGGTTCTGTTACTAGATAGCTCATAAGTGTCTCCTTACTGTTACTATATCAGTATAGAGTAAAGCGTCTTGGTTGTCAACACTTAATTGAATAAATGTTTATACTTTGTATAAAAATCCAGTGCTTCTGTTTTTGTCATAGTTGGATATTTTTTGTATCTGTTATGCAAACTATCCCAATCTCTCATAGCTGGGTGTGTTTTTTCACCAATGCTAAGACGAGTTGCATAACGCCAGCCATCCAAGTTTTTGCTTTCTACCCAACGGTTATGCATAAACTTTGCGGCTGTTTCTTTGATATTTTCATATACATCATCTTCCATTTCAATTTCAAATGGGTGTTGCATATCTTTGTCTGGGTCATATAAGTTACTGGCTTCTATTTCAAAGTCATCACCGTATCTCATTTCCCAAGCACTTACAATAAATTCTGCTTCAGTTTTGTTTAAATGACGGGTTAAGTGTACTACGTACACATATGGAAACCCGTCATCAGCAATATCTTCATCTTCAACTTCTACTTCAAGATCCTCATCTTCATCATAAATTGGCACACCAGGCGGTGTGAATTTTAATACAGTATCAAACCATAGATCCATTTCTTGATCAGTTAAGTCTCTTGCTGTTAAAAGTCGAATATACTGTTGCATTATTTTCTCTTACGTACTATTTTAATTTCTTCTTCTGCGGCAGGCTCTTTTTTAGGAGCAGGCTTTGCAGCTGGTTTTGCTGCTGGTTTTGGCGCTGGGCTACTTACTGGCGCTGCCGCTGGAGCCTTTTTTCCAGATGAGTACGCCTGTGTTCCATAAAATGCTGCAACAATAGCTGCAACTGACACAAAGTATGTAGGTGCCATATTTCCTAATAGTGTGCCTGCTGTATCTAAATTAAAAAATACAGTTAGCACGATTGCAAATGGATATAATAACATTCCAAATAGTGCGAACCACGCCATATTGCGCTGTGCGTCTTGTCTTTTATCTTCGTTTTCTAGCATAATCATGCGTTCTGAACGTGCGATTTCTTCATCACTTACGATACCGTCTCCGTCAACATCGTACTGTGCATATAAAGAGTCCGATTGTAATTGTTTAGCCATAATAAACACTCCTTCTCACAGAGTATTTATCGAAATTATGACTTGTTGTCCAATAAATTTATATAGTAGTAATACTGTCAGTAATTGTTAAATCACCAAATGTTCCTGCAGCAATTATACTAGGAGGTTTTATACATGTGTAGCTAATGTCACATTAACAAATGCTGTCCACTTGACTGTGGCATTTGCTGCACCACTTGCTTTAACAACTACTGAATCAGTAGTGTCATTTGCTTCCATAAGTGCATACCAGCTGGTTGAACTTTCACCTAAAATTTCTTCCATTGGATCAGTTAACAATACAGTTGTACCAGCATCATTAACAACTACACCCTTGATAATATATCCTGCATTTTCATTGTTAGTCCCGCCACGGGCAACAATTTTAGCTTCAACAATACCTGCTGTATCATCTGGAATATTAATTCTTCCACTGGTAATAGTAGTACTGCCGTCAATTGTGGTGTTAGTAACATCAATTAAAGTAGTATCTGCACTCAGTGTTGTTTGTATTAATAATTCTATTTCGTTTGCATCAGTGGATGTACCAGTTAAAATGTACTGTATATTCTTTGCTTCTGGAACATATGTACTTCTGAGTGTAAATGAGTCCAGTGCATCGTTAAGGCCTGTTTCTATTTCTGTCCATGCTGATTGACTGTATATCCACATCCTTCCGCTTGTACCATGTTGCATATACAAGTCGCCGTTTCTTGGACTTGCTGGATTACCTACAGATGGTGAAACTGACCCTTGATACAACGTAGGGCCAGACTTGTGGATTTTGAAAGAAGGATAACTTGTACCCTTCAGGTTTTGTGTTACTGCCATTTTATACTCCGTTCAGTGCCACTGACACTGCCAGTCAACTTTCGTTGCTGTCGATAAGCATTTGCTTACAGATATTTATCCTTACCATTCTTTTTTGTCACCCTGTTGTTCATTGTACTCATAGCCAGCATAGTACTGTTTAATTTCTTCATCAGTCATATCGTCTTTTTCTACACGGTCAGACATACCAGTACCACCTACATAATAATGCGGGCGTATGCCACGGCCATAATAACTGTCAGCACTACCACGATCAAAAGGACCGCCATGTCTTACAATAGCTGATTTACCAAAAGTAACGTCATACACAGTGCCTTGATATTCAAAAGTTTCCATTTTATATCTCCTTACGCAAAAAGTGGCTGCATTGTTTCGTAAATTTTGTTGTAAGCATTTACTTCTGCTTCATACCATTCATAAAAGTCGCTATCGCTGTCAAAACGTGCAAGTGGTGAATCATATGACGCACAATGTTCTTCCCAAACACGGTCCATTGCTTGCATACCCTCCAGCATGTCTCCACGACCGTAATGCTTCATTGTTACAGTTGCTTCTTCGAACGTCATATCAATTTTGTTAAAAGCGGGAATACGGAACATTTTGGTCTCCTTTGTCATCTTACTCTTATAATATAAAGTAAAACGCCTTACTTGTCAACAAAAAAGTCACAAAAAGTTCAAAAAAATAGGCGCCCTAGGCGCCTATTAAAACATTAAATGTTATTGCTATTAGTCAGCAAATGTTACAACTAGTGTTGAGTCAGTAAGTGTTGGTGCAGCACCTGTGCCTTGGATTGCGATGTGATCGCCGTTTGCTGTACCTTCTACTGCTGCAACTGTGAAACCTGCTTCTGCTGCTTCTGCACAAGCTACTTCTACGTTTGTGCCTGTTGCTACTACAAAAATGTGTGTTTGTCCGCCTAGGCCAGTGCCGGCACGAACTGCTTGTGATGTTGTTAAAGCCATTTTAATTCTCCTAAAATTTAAACTTGCGCTTTGCGCTTACTTTTATTTATGCTTTCTTGTCAATTTTTTACTTTTATTCTGCAACAAATGTTACGATTACATATCCTGCACCAGTACTTGCGCCTGTTACACTAGCAATCAACTGTGTTGAACTACCGTAAAGTTGCATTAGATCAACTTGGTAAATGCCAGTTGTTTCTGGATCAATCTCTTCTGCTGTTGCAATTTCACCAACTGCACCTGATCTACCCAGTGTAATAGTTGTACCTGCTGTGTATGCGCTTGTAATATTAACTTTTGCTTCTACTACTCTAACGTTTGCTGGTAGTGCTGCACCAATGTTAACATCACTTGTACCAATTGCTACACGGCGTGTACTGGTAATACCAACTTGGTTAGTTGGGTTTGTCCAAACTGGAAGACCGTTTGCAACTGTAAGTACGTCACCGTCAGTGCCAATTGCCAGTTTAGCAAGCACACCATCTGCACCAGTATTACCTGCATATAGTAAATCACCTGATGTGTATGAACTTTGTCCAGTACCACCATGACTTTCAGGTAGTGTACCAGTTACTGCGTCCGCCGCTGCTAAATCAACAGCACCATACTCTAGTACACCAGCAGCACTAACACGCAATACTTGGTTGTTTAAACCAACACTTAATTTTGTAAGTTTGTTAGTTGCATCACCAAATAGCAAGTCATATTGTGCATATGTACTTTCGCCTGTACCACCGTTTGTTTCGTCTAGTACACCACTTACGCTAACGCCAGTTTGATCAAGGTCAACTGTACCATAACCCAGTGTACCACTGCCATCAACACGTAATACTTGGTTAGCTGTACCAACAGCAAGTTCTGTTGTTGTATTACCACTATTGTCACTTAGATATAAACTCTGATCTGCATATGCACTAACATCTGCCGCCAAACCACCACGACTACGGAGCAAGGTATTTGTCGTTGCAGCTGGTTGATCTAAGCTAATTGCTGTCCATGTTGCTGTACCGCCAGCACCGTCACTAATTAGTGATTGGTATTGTGTAGTACTTGATTTAACAGCAAGGTCGTCATTGTCTAGGTGAATTGTTGTACCGTCTGTACGTACATAAATTCTATTACCGTCTTGTGCCAGACCGTCGTTAGCATAAATGCCACTTACACGGCTAAACTGTGCCCAAGTAATTGGATCTGTACCAAGTGTAGCATTACCAGTTGGATTGTTTACAACCCATCCACTGTCTTGCCATACTGTACCTTCCAATACGAATACAAATACACCGCCACCCATTTCACTACCAGCAGCATTTGCGGCTGAACCAGTGTATGTGCCTAGCGTATGTCCAGTTAATGTCCAACCAGATGGATCAGCACTGGTTGTATCGGTTAGTGTAATTGAAGAACCAGTATAGATCAATGTAACTAGACTAATTAATCCACCAGCATCTTGAAATTCAACTGTTAGTCCTGGCACGCCCATTGACTGAATCACGCCAATTGCGCCTGCGCCACTAGCAGTATAGTTAACGCCATCAGCAGTTAAATTATATTCATAAACAGTTGCCCCAGCGTATGGGTCTTGTACTGTACCACGTAGTACAATACTACCACCAGCACTTGCTGCCGCTTCACCAGCTGGCGCAGCGTTATCTGCATCTGGTGCACGACTTAGTGTACCTGCGCTGCTGTCAAATACCCAAATACCGTTACCAACTGCGTCAGCGCCAGTTGCGTCTTTAATCAGTACACGATCACCATCTGCTAGTGTAACACCGTCAATTACACCGCCTGTTAGTGTCCAAACTTCGTTACTGTATGACAAGTTTGTCATATCATCTGTTGCTGTTCCGCTATTGACATTGCTGTCAATACTTGTTAAGCCATTTGTTGCAACCCTAACGGCTGCTTTTGGTTTTAAACCTTGTGCAACACTGTCTACATAATATTTTGTGGCAGCATCACGGTTTTCAACTGGTTCAGCTACACGAAAGTTTACATAGTCATTGTCAGCAAGGTTTCTAGCGTTAAATGCGTTATCCGCATTATCAAATTTAATTCGACCGTTTGACTTACCAAACTGAACGTCTGAATATAAACCTGATAATCCATATTGTTTTGTGAGTGCCATCTGTTGTTCCTAATCCTCTTGTTATACTTATTTATACATATGTTATCAAAACTCGTGCTTCACCTTGTGTTGCACCGTTAGCATTTAAATAAACATTAATATCTTCTTTTTGTGTTTGTGCATAAATTTCACTAGGAAAACTCTGATATTCTCCAGTGACACTTGTATCATTTTCATGTTCTGTCATATATTTGGAATTGTCATATTGGTCACCTACTGTAATAGTTGCACCATTATCAAAAGGAGTAACTATTCGTAAACTTACATTTACAACCCTGGCTAAACCACTCACTTTATAGATAACAGTGGTATTTGCGCTCAAATGGGTAATACTGCGTTCAAAACTTCTGGCATCAACTGCTGAACCAGACTGGCTCTGCATAAGAATCCATTGGCCAGCATCGTAAATATAAAATCCCCAATCACCAACCCCAATGTCATGAACATATGCAGTATCTCCGTCACTTGGATTTGCTATATTTTGTAGATCTGTCAGTGTGTCAATTACATAGCTACTGCTGATACTACCAACATCTACACTACCAGCTGGGTTGAATACCGCACGAGTATTATCAAGTTTTATATAAATTGGTTGTCCAGCAGTTCTGCTATCAATACTGTTGGGACTAAAGTTTATTAACTCACCACCGCTACTGGCATTATCTAAAAAGTATAATTCTCCTGGACCACCATCAGCCAGTTCAATATCTACAACTGGTCCTACAGTTCTTATTCTAAAATAATCATCTGTTGGGTAATTTGTTTCTTCTACGATACCAATAATACGTTTTGCATCTTGACTAATATCAGTCAAAAAGTTTGCCGGTGCATAAACACCATTACTGTTTAGGACTATGGCTTGACCAACGCTAAAATTATGTGTGGGTTGAAAAACTTGCAGAGTATCATTTTTACCACGTTGGGTAAATCTACTCATAATTTGCGTAGCAAACCCTCTGGTAAATCCGGCTGGCAATACATCTGGCAGTGGGAACAACACTGGCATCTGGTTTTTAGTTTCAAACAAAAATCCAGGACCATCTATTAGACTACCGTCTGCATACTGAGTATAGTCAGTGATGGCATTCATTTTATCTTCATCACTGGCTTTGAATTCAATTTGTCCAGTTGTCACTAAGTTTATGATTTCATCAATTACAAGAAGTCTACCATTTGAACCAGTTGTTACGTAATCACCTACTTTTATATCTCTGGCATCATATTGCATAGGAACAACACTGTTGTGGCTACTGTGTAACTGTGCATTAACATCAGCAATAAACCGCCACTGTTTAGGTTCACCAGCAGCATCATCTACACCTGACTGCCCTGGCCAGCGATCTGTAATTTCTTGAGTTCTCAAGTATAAACTTAGTAGTTTTGGAGGGGCAATATTAGTCATATTTTTAGAACACCAAATTCACATATGCGTATCCATTAGCGTCGGCACCAGCAACTGCGGCAATTACGTCAATAGTAAATGTGGTAGTTGGATTATTTCCATCTAATTGTACCTGATAGTTACCAGTTGGATATCTTAATTTAAATTTATTTGTAATATTATCACGGCCATAATAACTTACAGATTTAGGCCATGTACCAAACGGGTGTGTTACGGTAATCTGATTACCAATTCTAGTTGCAGTCATATCACTTGGAACATCCAATACATCTTCCAAACTGCCATCAGCTTCAAAAGTAATACGCATTGATCTTGTAATTGCAGTGGTATCCCAACCAACTTCACTGACACCGCCAGTGCCTGTTGTTAGTACATATATTCTATCAAGTGTAGTTGGTGGATCAAGTGGAGTAACTTCCCCGTTTCTAACAACAAGTAATCCACCCTCTGCACTGACATTAAAATTAAAGTCAACATCAAATATGATGTCAGAACCATTAATAGTAACGTTTAAGTTATTACCGCCAACAATACTGCGGAATTGTAAATCTTCACCAGTTTTGTTATCAAAGATACTTGTACCCGTACCAATACTGGATACAGTGTTTACTTCACCATAACCTCTGAAAACAATCTCGTCATCTGTTTGTGTAATAGTTAAATTTTTACTGTCTGGATGTAATGAAATTGTACGGAAATTAAGAACATTGTCTACTGTTTCTTTATAAACTTCAGCACCAGTGCCAACATTGTCACCAGTGTTTAGTAGTGATCCACTGTTGGCAATACCAATAGTAATATCATTACCGTCAGTTGTGACTGTTAAGTTGTTGCCTGCTCTGATGCTTCTTAAATTTAATGTGCCGTCTGTTCTACCGCCATAGACACTTGTACCAGTGCCTAATGAGCTCACGTCACTGAACACTGCATTTCCGCCCACACTCAACGTTCGTGCAACAAAAACACCTAGTGTAATGTCAAACTGTAATACCATATCTGCCTGCAATACAGCAGGATTGAAAGATATCATTGGTTGTGTCTGGGACGTTATTGTTGATGAACATGCAAATACTGCCATACTACAAATACCTTTATCGTTTAGTTAGTAGTATTTATACTCAGACGTTCAAAAGTATTTTGTCAATTCTGCCATGTTGTGCTTGGTCATATGCTTGTGCATTTAAATATGTACGATCTACTCTTGCACGTAAGTACATGGTGTTTAATCTAAACGTAAATGCATCAGCACCAGTGTCACCTACAATGCCTGTTGGTGAACCAGGAAGTTGTGGATACTGTTTGTAAGTACTGCCACTAGTCAGATAAATTGGAAACCAATCATCGTCCTGTGGATCACTTACTAGTGTACCTTCAATATATAATCTTCCTACAAAATCACTGAAGTTTACACTCACAGTGTGTAGGCCGTCAGTATTACCATAGTAAGCGTCTGCACGGATTTTGTCTCCAGTGTAGTTTAAACTGTCTTGATGTGTTAACATTGTATAACTGACGGTGCTCATTTTTATTCCTTAATAATCTCTACAAGTGTACCTTCACCTGCTAATTCTTGAATTACAGCTTCAAGCTGAACTAGTGTATCCTGATCAATAATTTCATGATCTTCGTCACTATCCCTTAGCAGTTTACTGGCTTTAACCACAAACATTGTTTCTGCAATTTTTGCCATAGTAGTCTCCTATAAAATAACTATAGTTATTTATCTGAATCTATTTCGTCCTGAGTTACTACTTCTAGCTCTTCCAGTGTCTTGTAGGGAGTCATGAGTTTAATTTGTAAATAATCAGTTTCATCTTTAAGATAAATTGTTACTCTATGCCAATCATAAAGCCGCCGCCAACCACTGGTTAATTGTCTAGATATGTAACTTGCATATCGAGTCCTGCTGGTAGTGCCAGTAATATTGGCAGCAATCCTAAAATTATCACTCAGCCTATAACTATCTTCGTCCAGTGTTTTTAATATATCATATATGTGTTCAGCACCACCATCTACAATTTCAGTACTGCCAGGCCATATTATTTTATAACGATATTTTTTATAAAATAAATTATCTCTAACCAAAATTTTACAATTGTTTTTCATTGTGTCACGCTGTACTTCGTTTGCAGGGCCGTGTACATCAATCAAAAACAATCTAAATCTTTTAATTAGCTTGATTGCAATATCAGTATCGTTTAAGTAGACGTGAAATTTACTTTCACGCCTAAGTCTATAATCAATTTTATTACTATCCAAAAACTGTGTAATCTTTTTATGAACATTGCGAAGTTTGTTCATATCCTCACGGCGGTCTTCATTATTGGTTATAGAATAACCACCACCATGTCTAAATCCAAATAATGTCCATAACTGAATGTTATCAAATCCTAATCGCAATGAATAAGTTTTGAAAAATAGTTTTTCTGTATAAACATACGTGCACACATCACTGCATGCTTTTCTAACATCAGATATAGTTGATTTGGATTTGGTCATTTTGAATATCAATCTCAATTCTATTGTGTGTTGAATCACTAAACAACAGTTTACGTGCCAGTGGCTTTTTAATATTCTCATTAATTTCACGAGCCATTGGTCTTGCACCCATTGTCTCATTAAATCCACGATCGCTTAACCAATTGGTAACTGCTGGTGTCCATGTAAGATCAATTTCACGATCTTTAACCATGTACTTTAGTTCAGTCATAAACTTGTCAGTAACTTGATTAATGTGCCCACGGTCAAGTTTATTAAACTTAACAATAGCATCTAAACGGTTACGGAATTCAGGACTAAAGAAACTTTTAACTGCTTTGTCTTGTGCACCGTCATGTTTTCCGCCACCAAAGCCAATAACATTCTTTTCACTGTCTGCCGCACCTAAGTTACTGGTCAAGATAACAACTGCGTTACGTGCACTTACACTTTTACCATCACTACTGGTAACCATACCGTTGTCCATTACTTGTAACATAACGTTCAATACATCAGGGTGTGCCTTTTCAACTTCATCCAATAGCAATACACAATTTGGTGTTTTTTCCAATTCGTTAATCAATTGTCCACTACCAGTTTTACCATCACCATGTCCTACATAGCCTGGAGGTGCGCCAATCAACTTAGCAACTGTATGACGTTCTTGATACTCACTCATATCAAAGCGTACCAAGTTCATGTTTAACAACTCACTAATTGCTTTTGCTGTTTCAGTTTTACCAACACCTGTTGGTCCAGTAAACAAATATGTACCTACTGGCTTGTCTTTAGATTTAAGTCCTGCTTTACTGATGTATACAGCGTCTGCCAATAAGTCAATTGCTTGGTCCTGTCCAAACACACGCTCACGTAGTTTTTCTTCAATGTTAATCATTTGTGTTTCACGGCGCTTAACATTAACAACTGTGTCCAGTGGAATACGTGCCATTTTACTGATCTCATATTTGATAAGTTCATCAGTAATAGTAATAATACGCTCTTCTGGTTTACGTGTACGTTGACGTGCAAACGCACTATCAATAACATCAAATGCCTTGTCTGGCAGTTTCTTGTCATGCAAGTATTGTACACTTAAATCAACTGCGGCATTGATTGCTTCTGGTGTAATTTGCATATCATGATAAATTTCATAAGCACTTACACTCTGCTTGACAATTTCTTTTGCTTCACTTGGTGTTGGTTCAGGAACATCAATCTTATAAAAACGACGAGCTAGTGCACGGTCTTTCTCAAACTTTTCACGATATTCTTCATATGTTGTACTACCAATACAGCGTAGTCGACCTTTTTGCAGTGCTGGCTTTAACAAGTTAGCAACATCCATTGCGCCTTGTCCAGCATTACCTGCACCCATAATCATATGGATTTCATCAATAAACAGGATAGCATCATCACGTTTATCCAGTACATCCAGGATCTCTTTCATACGCTCTTCAAAATCACCACGGTACTTTGTGCCTGCCAATAGTGCACCAATATCCAAACTATAAACTGTATGTGATGCAATAGTGTCAGGTACATCTTCATGTACAATACGGTATGCCAGACCTTCTGCAATAGCAGTTTTACCTACACCAGCATCGCCTACTAGTACAACATTGTTCTTTTTACGGCGGGCAAGTGTTTGTACTAATTGATCTACTTCTTGCTCTCTGCCAATTAACTTGTCTAGTTTGTGCTTTTTTGCTTCTTGATTTAAATTAACTGTGTATTTTCGCAGAACTTGGTCGCCAGTATTGCTACCTTGTTTTGCCATTTGTTCGTATTCTTTTTCCAATGCGCTTAAATATTCTAAAATAATTTCTCTAGTTACACCATTCATTTCGCAGATAAACACTGCTTGGCTATTCTTTTCTGCTAGTACACTCAACAACAAGTCAATTGGATTAAGTGTCTGTCTGCCATGAAATAATGCCTGTGTAATTGCACGATTAAAAACTCGTTCCAGTGTAGTAGTCTTTCTTGGACGTAAACCGTCCTCGTCTACTTTAATACTGTCAAGCTCAGTTGCAACATATGCGTGAGCATGGTCAAGAATATCAATAGGGTTGCCATCAATCTCTTTTACTAATTCAATAATATCATCATCTTCAAATAACACACATAAAATGTGCTCTAGGGTAACATATTCATGAGCATGCATCTCAGCAATTTTAAATGCTTTAGATACCATTAACTCAATGTGTTCATTTGCCATTAAATTTTTCCTCTTATAGGTCTTTTATTTTTGTATCAGGATCCGTGCTAGCAGGAATACTCACATTGATCTGTATAATAAGATCGCCTGTTTTACGTGTTCCATATATTGGGAAGCCAGCTTCTGGGATTCTTAACTTTGTTCCTGGCTGTGTACCTGGTTTTATTTTAACACTATATTTCTTTTTGTCAATACCTGACACTTCAATAGTATTACCAAGTATTGCATCTTTTACGAATATAGTTTCTTTAACTAAACAGTTGTTGTCTATGCGTGTGTATATAGGGTGCTTTTGCTCTAAAACAGTAACATATAAGTCGCCTGGAGGAAGTTGTTGATTTGTATCATCACCACATCTACTAAACTTAATTTTACTTCCGTTTGGTACCCCTGCAGGTATCTGAATATTCACTGTTTTTGTTTTGCTTCTGCTAATGTGTATTGTTATGTCTTTATTTACACCAGAAAGTAATTCTTCTAGCGAAATATTATACGTAATTGTAATATCCTTGTTCTTAGGTTGTCTAAAATTAAAATTGAATTGATTATCAAACTGACTGAATATATCATTCATATTCATATCATTGAATGGATTACCGCCTGACTGTTGTGGCTGCTCAAAACTTTGTCTACTATCCTTGTCTTTTATCTGATCATATGCAGCATTTACTTGCTTAAACTTATCCTGATCACCGCCGCGGTCTGGATGGTGTTGTTTAGCTAATTTACGATATGCTTGCTTAATTTCTTCGTCACTGGAGTTACGATTAACACCCAGGACACGATAAGGATCAGTCATTTAAACTATTATTATGCTCGTTAATTACACGTTCAGATTGTTTATAGTAGTTTTCATATGCAACAATCATAGCCTGTTGTTGCTGTACAAGTGCACGGATGTCACTAAAGTTTAAACCAAGATCACCATATCCATCGCCAGTGAGTGCATACAGTGCAAATGCCTGACCCCTGGAATCAAGCTCTGCCATTACTTCATCTACATTGTCACTGTTGATAACAATCCACTCAACCTTGCGCATGTTAAGTTCATCAACAGGAGGTAGTGTTAAATTTGGCTTATTGATTGGCTTTGCACTAATCTCAATCGGTGCTATCTGGGGTTGCGAGCAAGCCGCGAGCCCTATAATCATCGTAAAGCCAAGGACACTCTTTGTTAAAAGCCTCGCCATTTTCAGCGTTCCTTTCTTTGTCATTTAGTTCCGCTCCACTTAGTAGTTCAAAACATCTACCAGCATTTTCAGTTCCACGATTGACTGCACGTTCTATTGCATCTGGATTTGCAATAGCAGCCGCAGTTAAATCTAAACGTTCTAGTTTATCAGCCAGTAACTGATTTTGTCTTCTTATACTTGTATATGCAGCATTAAGACTGTCTAGCTCTTGTGTTTGTGCCGCATAGCTGGCTTGTAAACTTTCAAGAGCAGCTTCATTTGTCTCAACTGCTGTCTCCAGTTTAGCATTATTTTCAGTTAATGTCATTATTTTTTTCTGACTATCTTGATAATACCAATAGGCACCATACCCTGCTCCGCCAAGCAGACCTAAAATAATCAAAAATGCATAGACTCTAATCATTACTTGTGCCTATAAACAATACGGCCCTTGGACAAATCATATGGAGACATTTCTACGTCAACAGTATCACCTAAAAGTATATTGATATTAAACTTTCTGATCTTACCACTGATTAATCCAATAATATTGTGACCGTTCTCCAGTTCTATTTTAAATGTTGCATTAGGCAAGCACTCTATTACTTTGCCTGCAAACGTAAAAGTTTCTTCTTTAGCCATTAATACTTAACCAAAAATTCCATTCTTTCTTTAATCTGGTCTTCTGGTTGGCGATTGAATCTTTTTCTGTAATCTTCCGGTGTACTCATAATAAATTTATTGAAGTTATCTTTATTGAAAACTTGATCGCCTTCCATTTTATAACCTGTAAATTTCCATTCACCTTTGTCACTAGTAATACGATTGATGCTGTTTAGCATATCTCTAATTTTTTTGTATAAGTCTTTATCTCTGCTAAATTCTATAAAAACTTTATATTCACCGTCATTATTTGGTGCGCCACTTATTTCTACATCCAAATGATCTAGTGCACCAGTTTCAATAAAGTTACTTAAATCTTTTGCTGGCTGCTCGTAACTAACTGTAATTGCAACTACACAAACGTTTTCTTCTCTATCTACTTTTGGTTTATATTGGTCTATACTTACTGTGCCCAGTACCAGACCCTGCATCTCTTCATAACTGAGACCTTCAAATATATTACTGACTGGATACATCATCACTCTTGGCTTCCTCTGCGTCATCTAAGCCCTCATTATAGGCATCATCAACATCGCTCATATCAATTTCAACACCGTTAACATTAATCTTTTCACTTTTAAATTCATCTACAAAGTGACGTGGCATTGCAATTTTAACTAACCAAACATCTGTTTTAACCTTTTTAGGCTTACGTTCGCCTTTATCATTGGTCTCTAAATCATCAGGTGTTTTAATGTCCATGTTTGTAATATATTTCTCTTTCTGGAAATATACATAACAGCCGTGCTTTGTTAAACGTAGAGCACCCTCTGGGTCAGGCATCATTTTATGTGGATACATCAGTGTAACTTCAATCCAATAACGACTGATGTCAGGACCAGCAACTACTTCTCCTACCATCCAATTTTTATATGCATATAGATGCAGTTGATCTAGTACGCCTTCAAACTCTAGTAGCATATCTAGGGCAGTGTTGCCGTCATAAACACTAGCAATTGTGTCTTTAATTTGTTGTGTATCAATCATATAATTATACCTGGGCTGTTTTATAACAGTATTTATACTTTTTACAGAATTTATGATTTAGTATAATATATCTTGTGTTTTTTGTCAATGTGTTAAATACTATTGAACAATTTGGGCTCGGATCTAGCAAATCAAAAGGAGATCACTAGGTGACTAAGAGAGCTAGAAAAACCAAATCATTCAATAGTTCGGAGCCAATCGTTGACTTCGGGAAATATAAAAAGCGTAATTCAAGGGTAGTAATACTACCAAAAAACCTAACACAGGAGGATTACTTGGCATTACTAGACGATGATACTAAAAACATCGTATTCGCAACTGGACCAGCAGGTACAGGCAAAACTATGCTAGGCGTACTAGCAGCGGTAAGGGCACTCAAAAACGGAGATTGCGAAAAAATAGTGGTGACAAGACCAGCAGTTAGCGTGGATGAACAACACGGCTTTTTACCTGGAACACTAATTGAAAAGATGGCGCCGTGGACACGACCAATATTTGACGTGTTCGAAGATTACTACACTCCAAAAGAAATTACAAGCATGATTGAGGATGGTGTTATTGAAGTAGCACCACTAGCGTATATGCGTGGACGTACTTTTAAAGATGCGTACATCATTGCTGATGAAATGCAAAATGCTACATCCAATCAAATGAAAATGCTGCTAACACGTATTGGTGCTAACAGCCGCATTATTGTAACTGGAGACTTAGCTCAACATGACAGGGGGTATGATAATAATGGGTTAAAAGACTTTATCAGTCTACTTAAAGCATCTGATACTAATCGTATTGGATTTGTAGAATTTAAAAAACAGGATGTCGAAAGACACCCTGCCGTTCAAGAAGTATTGAACATCTACGGAGACGAAAGTATTAATTAAGCAATAAAATCAACGATCTGAGCCCAGTTGTTTGCTTTTTTAATCCGACTGTCGTCGCAATCAGCGTTATGCTCGTGTGTAACTAGGATGGTTTGCAGTCCCATGTCTGCACCAAGCACAGCATTTTCAGTCTTGTCTTCCAACCACCACAGTCCAGTATTTTTGTAAGGCATAAGTGCATCATCTTTGTCTGCACCAGTGTCCAAACAAATGACATCCAAAAACACACCTTCTCCAAAAACCTTTTCCAAGTTCTCGATCCGTAACTGCCGTGCATATGGATCCAAGCTCATGCTAGTGATACACACAAACCGGTAACCAGCTTCAACTAGTTTGTTAACACCGCTCCGTGCATCCCGTAGTGCACTCAGACAACACATCCAAGCACTCTCGTTAAACTCTTTAACTAACCGCTTACACTCTGCTTTTTCAATACCGTATGCAATATCCATTTCATACAGCCCTGGATTCTTCAACTCATAGTCATGTGTTGACATCCAATCATGAAAAGCAGTTTCCCAATCAAGTAGGACACCGTCACAGTCTGTTAGGATGATTTTCTTGTTTTCTGTCATTTTCTTGTTTATTAGTTTTTTCATCCACTGACTCATTTATT